ATTATGAAAAAGAAATTAACTCCTGATAATATTCAGGAACTTACAGAAAATCAGATATTCGTTTTTGGCTCTAACATGAACGGTAATCATGCCGGAGGGGCGGCAAGATTAGCCGTAGAAAAATTTGGTGCAGTGATGGGGCAGGCAGAAGGCATACAAGGCCAGTCCTACGCCATTCCAACGTTAGATAAGGATATGCAGAAAGTAACCGAGGAAGAGTTAATGACCTATTTAGGAAACTTCCGAGAATTTGCTGAAGAGCATCCGGAAAAGGAATTTCTGCTTACTGCAATAGGAACGGGAATAGCCGGATTTGATACAAATTATATGGCGTACATGATACTTAGAGCAAATCTTCCGGATAACGTTACTCTACCAAAGGAGTTTACCAAAATAAAAGGATACAAGGGTTTTAATCCAGATATGACATGCCGAGGGTTTAAATACGAAGAAGGCAAGGACTACGAGGAGGGAGGAGAAATAGGAGCTTGCGAAAATGGATTTCATTTTTGTCTTCATCCATTGGATGTCTTTGGATATTATCCGCCTGCTTATATAGGTATGAATAAGTTTCACGAAGTTGAGGGAAGCGGTTATATGGATGCAGGTGAGGATGATACAAAAATCGCTTGTTCTAAAATACATATCGGAGCAAAACTCGATATAAAAGGGCTTGTGAAAGCAACCGTATCTTATGTAAAGGAACGGTGCACTAATAGGAATAATGCAAATCCGGGGTTTCCTGCGACCGCTGGTAATTATGGTGCTGCGACCGCTGGTGATAGAGGTGCTGCGACCGCTGGTAATTATGGCGCTGCGACCGCTGGTGATAGTGGCGCTGCGACCGCTGGTAATTATGGTGCTGCGACCGCTGGTTATAGTGGTGCTGCGACCGCTGGTAATTATGGTGCTGCGACCGCTGGTTATAGAGGTGCTGCGACATCAAGAGGTAGTTCATCAACTGGAAATAACGGTTTAGCGGTGGCGCGAGGAACAAATGTAAAGGTCAGAGGAGGTATGGGATCTATCTTGGTTATAGCAGAGGAGCAAGAAAGCTCGTACGATGTTTCTGATTGGAAAGCTGTTGTAGTTGACGGAAAAAATATCAAGGCTGATACTTGGTATAGATTAGTAAACGGCGAATTTGTTGAGGTGGAATATTAAGCTTACAATAATATATTATGATTAAAAAACTATTACAGAAGTATCAAGCGTACAGGGATAAAAAGTTCCTTGCACGCTTGGAGAGAGTGTTAAACAATAATGTGGTGGGCGCAAACTTATTTATAGAAAAAAATGTGTTTTCACTCAGGGGATTTTACATGTATTTTCCTAAAGGCGCAGTGGCGGATTTGCTAAACAAAATTCCTCCAAGTCTTGTCGAAGAGCGTCTTCGTTCAGGATATTACGAGAAACGAGAGACTCCGCAATCAGGTTTAGACTTTTAGAATAATAAAAACAATTATTTCCTACGGAAGCATTTATCTTGTATTTTCCTGAAAGGCTGTTTATTAGATCTCTTTGAAAAATAAAGTTCCCTGCATCTTGTTTTCCTCTGCATGGAATGTTAAGCTGTTTGCAGATTGAGATAGTTAGACCAATTACTTCTTCAGGGCAGTAGATTGATGTTTTTATAAATTCTTTCATAAGTTATAATTTTTAGAATTTGACGAAACAAAAGTAACAACAAAAAGGAGCATATCCAACAGTTATAATGATAAGTTAGAATTTGACACTCAACCTTTCATTAGGATGTGCTCCTTTCAAAATTTGGGTAAAACAAAAAGAAATGAAACAGACATTAGAAGAAGCAGCGAGAGAGTGCAGACGTACAACTGCCCAATCAATGGGTGTATATGCCCAATATCACTCAATAGATGAGTGCCCTAATCATGGGATTACATATGATGAAATCGCAGAAGCTGCATTTATAAAAGGTGCTGAATGGCAGGCAAAGCAATCGCCTTGGATAAGCGTTAAAGAACGGTTACCGGAAACTAAAGATGAAGTTTTGGTTCTCAATAGAATGAAACGTAGTGATAATTATTTTGTATCGGAAAATCGCTATGCAAATGGAGATTGGGCAGCAAAGTCAGCAATGTATTACGAAGAAATTGCCTGGATGCCAATCCCCTCTTTCGATGATATACTTGAAGCCAACAGGGATGTACTTGAACGGATTAAAGAAAAAGGAGATTGAGATATGAAATTTCCTAAAGTAAAGAAAAAGCAAAAGATTGAAAGGGTTTGTTACAACTGTAAGCATTATTATAAATGCACTGACAGATTTAACAGAGATACTATAAACTGTGATAAATTCAAATTTAATGCTTTATGCAAAAGTGTTTAAAAAGGAGTGAGATATGAAATCAAAACAAGTATTATCAATAGATCAGATGAAGCACCTGCGGGAGCTTGGGTTGGATACGAGTGATGCAAGTATGCACTGGCAGTTTTTGCCTACGGTTGAATCTTTTTTCAATGGAGTGCTCGCCTTAGAGGAAAGGCCTACTCTCTTCGTTTCTCAACCGAATATGAAGCATGAATACCCTGCTTACACCTTGCAGGACATTCTCGACAAGCTGCCGAGTTATATTACATACAATGATGAAGAATATCAACTGCAAATACTTCCGCCTTGTATATGTTATAGATACGTAAATTATACGTTTGACGATTTAGATTATAAAAACAATGTGGATATCTTGGAGAACGCATATAAGATACTGTGCTGGGTGATTGAAAACGGATATATTTTAAAGGAGGGTGAACAATGAAAGCGAGAATAAAAGAAACTGGAGAAATAATTGATGTTGAATGTCGTTTCTATGCCAAGATTGGTTCTACGGACCCGATTATTCATAATAGTTTAGTTGAGGTTTTGAAAGATGATGAAACTATTGATTGGGAGCAGAGACGTTATGAATTGGCGAAAGTTATTACACAGGGGCTTTTATGCGCTCCGGTTGTTGAAGGAGCAGACCCAAATCCTACACTTGATGACTTTGCGTATGTTGTTGTAAGAAATGCGGATGCTATAATAAAGAAATTAAAAGGGGAATAACCATGGATATAGAAGAAGTAAAAAACAAGAAATCGAAAGCTGAAATGGAGATAGCTCATATTTTGGAAAAACTTGAAGCTGAAATAGGTTTAGAAGTCAATAATATGATTTATATACGCAGGGAAAGTGAAAAATCTACGTTATCTGCTTTGCCTGTAAGAATAAAAACAAAAATAATCTTGACGTTTTAATTATGGAAGTAAAGAACGGAATAATAATAGACGGGGTGCTACATGAGGGTATAGTTATGAGAAATGCCCATTGTGACGGATGCTCATTGATAGCAATTTGCCACGAAATACGTGGTAATGATGCGTTATGTGCTATAATAAATTGTGACAAGTTTGTCAATCGTGGCAAAGTAACAGATATTAAGATAGATAAGGAGGAATAACTAAATGGATATAGTACCTATTATAACAAAAGATAATCTTTCTAAGGAACAGATAGAATATCTGCAAAAGCAGCAAACAGAATATAAATTAGTCAATAGGATTAAGAAGAATCCGGGACATATCTTGTTCTCTTTTAATCGAAAAACAGGGGAAATCAAGAGAGCTTATATTATACCCAAGATTGTTATTGGTTTTAATGGGCTTCCTGTAACCAAAACTGAAACGGTTATAGAACCAGATTGCTATTACGACCAAGCCTTGAATGAAAAGAATTTTAGAAAGAAGTTGAAGAGAATTGGATTGTTAAGTGTTTAAACGATTTGAAAACAAGTAACTATGGGATTTACAACACCAGCGTTTATACGTAAAAACACACCGGAACTTAGGAAGAAACTGGCTGTATTAGGGTATAAATATGATTATAGAGCAGATTTTTGTCATGACATAATATATGTAGATGCGGAACGTAATGAGTTTTTTCCAACGTTTTCATCTAATATTACAGATGATGAAATCGCAATAGATTGTGGTGCCAACGAGGAGCTTTTCTTGTCTATCGCTTCACTCAGGGATGATACAGACAAGTATCAATGGTTTATAATGGATGTAGAAATATATGTTTATATTCCTAAAGGTACTTGGTTTCAATCTACAGATCGTAACGGAGGAAGGCATGTTGGAACTCAGATAGAATCACTTTATTGTCACAAGGCTACCGTAGAAGAGCTAATCGAACACTTTAATAAAAGTTAATTATGACCGAAGAACTTATAACATTAGAGACGGCGAAGCTGCTGAAAGAGAAAAGCTTCCAGCAAAGAAAATATCTTATAAATGTTTCTACTTTGCATCATTGTTATAAATACTTATCTGTTCCACCTCAATCCGTTGCACAAAAGTGGCTTCGTGAAACCAAGAACTTGCATATTGAAATATACCGTAATGCTTGTGGTTATGGATATATCATTGTAAAAGCCAATAACGGCACATGGATGAAAGCCGATGGTTCCAAAGGCCCTAATGATGGTGGGAAGTGGGACGCCTACGAAGAAGCACTCGAAGCCGGGATTTTTGAAGCATTAAAACTTATATGATTATGGATAAGATAGGATTAAATATAGGCACTATGAATAAATGTTGTATTAATTGCAAGTATTCAAAGGAAGCGTTTTACGATCTATTTGTAAGGTGTGTATATCATCGCTTTTATCCTTTTAAACAATTTGTATGCAATAATTATGAATAGAAACGAATACCGGGAACGCTGCAAACATTACAGCCATTACAGCGGGCAGTGCTATAAAAAGTCGTTCATATCAGGCATAGCAAACAATGTGCATGTGAATATGAAATGTGACGGTAAATGTCCTCGCATGAGGAATTACGACAAGAGAAACGGAATATTAATTGATAAAGAAAAGTAATCATGAAAAAGACAGTATATATCAGCCTGTCCATAACAGGGCGGGACATCGAAGACGTGGAAGCAGAGTGCAGATTTGCAGAAATAAGAATTAAGGAAAAGGGATTTATCCCGGTGTCTCCGCTGGTTGTATCATGCGATCATGATGCGCCTTATTCTGAACACATGGGGAAAGACATAGCAGCCTTGCTTGAATGCGACGCTGTGTATTTCCTTAGAGGATGGCATGAAAGCAAGGGATGTAATGCCGAATTTGAAATAGCAAAGATTTACGGTAAAGAAATAGTGTTTGAATGAAAATAACAGACTTAAGAATCGGTGACTGGGTGAGAATAAAACTCCCGTCACCACAAGGAGAGCGACTTTCAATACCGATGCAGGTAGTAGGATTGCTCTCTTGTTTTAATAACCCAAGCCCTAATGATACTGTGTATCTTGACTTTTCGGACAACGAGGGAGACGTTTGGGAAGAAGAAGTACAGAACTTGGTAAAAATGGAAGTAAAAAACGATGAGAGCAACCGAAAAGAAACTAAGAGACAGACACGCCCGTCTGCCTGAACAATACAAGAAGGTAGACACGACAGTCAACGGAGATGTAGAAAACCTGATAGAGGAGCGCAGACAGCTTGAAAAGAACTTGGTTCCTCTTCGCCTTAGCAACACTACCGTTATCTACGTAACAAGGGATAAGCAAAACGAAGCGTATGCAGCAGTGGCGCGTAAACGAATGGGAATAGCCGAACCCCGGAAAACATTTGTTGACCCTCTCTCACAGGAGAACATTACAAAAATGTACAAAGAGGACGGCATAGCTCCCCGCAGAATGGCCGAAATATTGAATGTAAGCGTCAGGACGGTGTATCTAAGATTAGCCAAATACGGGCTTACAAAAGTGAAATGCAGATAATTAAAACTTGTAATTATGAAAGATATTAAAAGAAAATACAGTTTCTCTGATATAGAGTTTAAGCCTTACTTTACAGAGGAAGAGGTAAATTTTATCAAAAAGCTGAAATTGATGAAAGATGTTGATAAGTACATGCAAGGAGTGGTTGAGTTTGAGAATGGTTATGGCGTCAGTGTGCTTTTAGGACAGCTGTTTCATTCAGACGGGGAAGACACATACGAGGTGGCCGTTACCTATGACGGCCATATAATCAATCGAGATAACGATGAGTGGGTAGAATGCTTTTTGAACCGCAATGAAGTTGAGAAGCTGATGAACAATGTTGCCGGGCTTAATCCTATTGTTGTTGATTCGTTCGACAAAGGCGATTACTTGGTGTATAATTTTGATAAATTTCATGTGTATATAGCCGGAACGGGAAGAGAAAACATTTATTTGTTTGGTTCTTTTTACGAAACGAGAAAAGCCACCTATGAAGAAAGAGAGAGGATATTCGAGAGATTGAGCAAATCATTAATTGTTTAAACAAAAGAAAATGGAAGATAACAAAATAGACCAAGACCTTTATACAACCGCAATGAAAGAAGCATTAAAGGTGGAGTTCTTGGAAAGCAATGAAGAGATTAAACTATATGCCGCTTCGCTGTATAATGCGATGGTATGGGGTAGAAATCATACGGTTAAAGTAAAATATTAAGTTTTTTATTTGGCGTTATAGAAAAAGGGCGTATATTTGCAGCGTTACACATATTTAGTGGCAGGCGGTTGTCTGCTTTGTGCAGGCATTTTTTATGCTTGTAAGTACGCTGTATATATAATACAACGGTCTGCAAACCTGTGAGGAAAGTTAACAGCTTCCCAACTGCCACTAAGGTATGTGTAACGACGGGTTAATTGCAGACCGTCTTCTTTTCTGCAATGCCATAAAACGTTACAAAAATGGCAAATGAATTAAATTCAAACAAGAAAACAATGAGCTCGCTTGAAATTGCAGAGCTCGCAGGTAGAAACCACAAAGATGTTATGCGCTCCATTCGTGATATGGAACCAGCATGGGTGAAAGAAGGTGGGCGCAATTTTGCGCTGACCTCTTATGTTGACCAATGGAACAGACAGCAGCCATGTTACGAATTGGATTACAAAGAATGTATGTATATAGCTTCTAAGTTTGAAGATGCGACAAGAGCGAAGTTAGTCCTTCGTTGGGACGCGTTGGAAACAGGAAAAGCTAAGCCAATGATTTATCAATCTAAAATCAAGCGTGAACCAACTCTAACAACAAAAATTCGTGTCAGCCTTGAATGGATAAAAGGTGTGAGCGAAATGCTAAATCTTAATGATGCTTCAAAGTTGGCATTGCTTGGAAAAGTAGCAGAACCATTAAACTTGCCACTTCCCGACTACACCCCGTCAAAAGGAATATTAAAATCAGCAACCGACCTATTGAAAGAACGGAAAACTCAAATATCCGCACGTGAATTTAATACGGTAGCAATGGAAAAAGGTTACCTGTGCGAACTGGAAAGAAAATCATCATACGGGCAAAAGAAGAAATTCAAGTCAATCACAGAGAAAGGTCTTTCTTTTGGAGAAAACCAAGTAAACCCGAACAATCCGAAAGGCACTCAACCATTATGGTACGAAAGTAAGTTTGATGAGTTATTGGCCGTATTAGGGTTTCATTTCATAGGAGGAACTAACTAATAATATAGCTTATTGAAAATCAGAAAAAGGCAATAGGTTATTACAAAAAGGGGGTCTGCGTTTTACCGACCCCCACTGTAAATCAGCCTGCCCGCTTAAAACCTAAAACAAATATTCATCATGGAAAGAAATACAATACCTGCTAAAAAGCAATATGACGTCAGCGCAATGGGCGAATTTTTTAGAGACATTATAGCTCCTGAAGAGCTTAGAAAGGAACTTGTAGAACTGGCGTTTGATTACGCGCAATATGTAGATGAAGGGAGCACAGATTTGTTTAAAAACAATATGAGTACCATATACATACTGTATAGGGCACTGGAGGATGTGAAAGAATTAGAGACACAGGGTTAACAGCATAGCCAGTTTTACCGCAACAATAAGCGGTATAGCATTGCAAATAACATCCTCGGCTATCTTTAGAGCACGTTCCATTGCATCATAGCAAGCAGTCGGCAGAACATCCAGTGCGGTAAGTCTTCCGACTGCTTAATCAATATGTCTAATTGTTCATTCATAGCTATATTTTAGGCACATGTAAGACCAAATTTTATTATCTCCCGGCATCCAATCTTCATCAGCAAAGAAAAATAGATAGCCGATTTTTAGAATATCAGCATCTTCAAACTTCTTACAAAAATCGGAGTAGGCTAAATTGAATGCCACAAACCTGTCCCAAATCGTCGTACCGCTCGGGAATGTCATTTCTTTGGTAGCTTCCTCTATCTGATCTACCGTCCAATATCCACCCTTGTGTTCGTTGCCTTCCTTGTCTGTGTACTCCATATCGGCAACATCGTGCATGGCAAACTCCTCGTTGTAATGGCATCCGCTCATGGCACCGTACAGCTTCCTTAACGCCAGCCAATACTTTTTAGGCTCTTTCTCTTTCATCGGCTCCAGCACATCCGAAAGGATGCGGGTGCTCTCTATCATTACAGCTTCACCCTTGCCTTTGCCGTACTTTTCTATCAATTCATAAATAGTCATAATCTTTTCCCTTTCTTTTAATTAGTAGTATGTTTCTTATCTGAATATCCTGCTTGCACCTCTTAGCAACACCTCAAAAATGGCGTCTCCGGTAAGGTTTGCCCCTACCTCCCGCCAAAAATTGGGCTTGCTTTGCTTTCTGATTATTTGAAGCAGCAAGTCCTGCTGGCGAAGGTGATGTTCGTTGTTCTTTTCAATGTCTTTTTGTAATAATAAAAGAGCCTTGACACCGTCATCCTTGCAGTTACCTATACACTCGTTGAGGTATTTGTCCATGCAATACTTCATAATCTTCTTGTTGCCCATATTGTTATTTCTTTCCGCATGACGGGCATTTAACCGTCTTTGCGGGCTTTGGTTTTACAATTACAAATCTTCCCATAACCGATCGTATTTTTTGTTTATATAAGCCAAAAGCAAATCAATCCATAGTGCGGCCAAAGCGCACAGAAAAGAAACAAGGATGCAACGAATAACCGGACCTCCGCATGCAATGCTGTAAGCCAGCGTGAGCCAAAAGCTGATACACTTGCTGCATTTCAGCTTCCCTGATAAGCGTCCTATCTTCTCCGGGTTTACCGGAACAAGTCTTTTCAAAATGCCTGCTATGGCATTGAAAAGTCCCAAATAGATGAACAGGCATACGGAAACGGTTATTATCATTGCATCCCCAATCATACACTACTTGTTTTTGGATGATTTGGTTTCGTTTGCTAAGCTTTCATCTTCACCAAGCAATGCAGCTACGGCAGGCGCAGGAGCAGGGCTTGTGACAGTCAGGCCGAACTCTATTTCCACCGCATTTGTTTTCGTGCAGCAGTCTTGTACGTTGGTAGGACTTACCAGCACATTAGGCGTAACGGTAAGTGTTGCGGATGTGGGTACTGTGGTTGAATAGAACGGTACGGTAATTGAAGTGAACACTGTATCCGTCTGCGGGCATACGTCACAATTGTTGCATCCGCATACGTATGGCAGATAACTTACCGAACCTACCAATTGGATAGACAGCGAATAAAGGTTTCCGCCTAAAGAATCAATAGACTTTAAAACGGCCCTCATGGTCCCGCTCAAAGGATATTGGGCGGTGATACAGATGTTCCGGTTACGACACAGATAATGAATCAGGTCAATGTAATACATTATTGGGGATGGTGTCGTAGTCCCTGTGGCTACGGGGACAAGCTCCAATACGGAGGTTTGTCCCGATTTGTTTTTACAACAGCTCATAATGAATCGTTTTTTTATTAATATTATTCAGCAACGGGTTCCTCTGCTGATTGAGGGTATTTCTTTGGAGCCGGCACCCGGCTCTTCATCTCTTTTACAGAATCAGGCGTTCCTACACCCAGCAGCACATCGAGTTTTGCTTCAATGTTTATCAGCCGTTGTTCCGTAGCTATCAGGAACTTATTGTTTGATACTGCTATCTCGTAAATGGCTTGTATGTATTCGTTCATATTGTTTTGTTATTTAAAATATTTGATGATTTGATTTTTTACAAACAGGTTGTCTTTCCATTTAAGAACGCACTCTGTCAGCTTTTGTGCTGTTACCGCTCTTCCCTCGGCAGCATGTTCGTTTACAAAGTTCTGCAATGCCTTTGAGGCTGCATCCGCTTCTTCCTGCGTATCGGCATATACTTTAAAATTTATTTCAAATCCTTTCATAGTGCATTTGTTTTAATTACAACGGAGGCAGAGGCGGTGATACTGGAGCAGCACCCGAAGGCGGCATTCCACCTCCTTTTTTCAGGCTTTTCAAGAACTCTATGCCTTGCATGATGTCGTTTTGATTTTCTTTCACCCAGCCGAATATCGTTCCGGCGGTATCCCTTACCTGTTGCATGGTTGTGGGAGGAACAACATCAAACGTAGGCAGTTCTTCCATGTCCTTAGCGAGAAAATCATACAGCTTCTCCGCTTCCTCTACGTTTCCTTTGGCTATCATCAGAGTTTGCATTTTCAGTGCAACCTTACTGGTAGGCTTTATCATTTTCATCATTTCCATATTGTATTTTTTCTTTCTCCAAAACATAAGTAGCAATGTTTTTTGTAAAAAGGGAAAGGCTTAGTGCGCCCTTCCCCGATACCGAAATGCAATTAGCCGTTGCAAGGACATCCGCAAGGCTGCGGTGCGCTGTACAATGCTACGGGCTGCGGACACATCTGTGAGCGACCAGTCAAACGGTCAGCCACGATCTGTGCTTCTGCCTGTGCGTATGCGCTTGCTCCTGCTCCCGCCAAAGCGTTAGCCGTAGCGCCTGTCTGAACATTTACGTAGTCAATCATGCGAGGTTGCTGATTTACACGTTCTGCGCGTTCTGCAATAGCCAGTTGAGCCAGTCGGTCAATGTCTCTTTGATTAGCCTTGCTTCCCTGTGCGGCATAAACGCCACCGAAAATCCAAGCGCCGATACCAGTCAACAAGGCTGCACTACCGATAGTGATAGCTGCAATTGATGTTCCGCTGGGTCTCTTCGCTGTTTTTTCAGCCACCATGAAGTGCTCGTAGGAACTCATGTCGGTTCCGTCGGACATGGCTTTCATTGCCATTAAATCTTCTGCTGTCATAGTCATAAAATATTTATTGTTTCAAGGCAGCCCGATGTAGGCTGCATGACAAAGGACGACAGAATCAATGTGCTATTATAGAAGAAACGAGCGGGTTATGGGCAAGTTCGGAGCTAATTTCGTGCAGGCAGTTTTTTACGCTCCACTTGTTTATCTTTACATCAAAATGATTCCGTATCCTGTTTACCGACTGGCGGGGTATCTTTGTTTGACGGGATATTTCCTCGTCCGTTAAAAACTGCGATAGGAAGTACACCAAAAGATAGCGCGCGTCTACGCATTCTTCTTTTTTGCTGTCTATCAGTTCCAATTCTCCAACCCCTGTATGCCTGCATACCGTAGACATCATAATCTGATACAAATCTCCTGTTTTCATATTATTCTGCTTTAAAACATGTAATTATTAAAAACAAAAATCACAACCCGGCGTTATTAAACTCGAAAGCCTCGTAACAACTCGGATTGTGATTGTTGTCTCTTGTGTTCGTTTCGCAGACAGAGGACAAGAGATAGGGGCTTTCTTTCTACTCTAAGCCCCGAAAGAGCGTCAGCTAAAGCCAACTTCTACACTTATTTCTTCTTTATCCTTATGGCAAGCCAAAGAATAATAGTCCAAATGAATATTGCTGATAAGGTAATTGCGAATCCGCCGATGTTCATTTTTAGCTTTTGCCATTTCGTCAATTTAGGAGTTTCTACAATGTTCTCTTTAGACAATACATCTATCTTCCGGTTCAATTCCTCTATAAATAGCAGCATGCGTTGAATCTCTACCTTAAAACTCTCATCAACCTGTTCCTTTTCACGTATCTTATTGCGAGCGGTGGTTTCAGTGGTTTCAGTCGGGAATTGCCTACCTGTTGAATCAGGAGCAGACCATTTTGTTTTTTTGCTCTCAATCTCCAAATCGCTTACTTTGTCGTATAGCCGTTTTACATCTCTGCTGATTGATGCGGTAAGGCTGTCTGTGCTTACTTTAGAAACTTGCTCTTCGGTGTTATCCTTAACTTCTCTATTAACAGACAAGGTAGGCTGCGGAGACTTACACGAAGCAAACACGAACACCAGCAGCATAGCCAGCAATCCAACAGACGCCCAAAACAATAGCTTTCTTAGTTCTTTCATAATTTTTCCCAGTTTTCTTTTAACCATGTTATTTCATCATCGGTAAGTGTACGATTAAAGAGAAGAATATCGCCATGACAACCGACAAACTTATATGTCGACATGCTGTTGCTTGTCTTGCTATACCGTCCTCCTACAATAAAGACATCATCATCTGCGCTATTTCCACTAACAATATCATTATTGTTATATTTATTTTTGGTTTGATATGTAATATCACCGGTTTCTAAACTTATTGTGCTATAACTACCAAAGGATTGCGCTTTGCATAATTCACCGTTATTAGAAACTTCTTCTAATAAAAAGCTTATTTTTGAATCGGATCCTTTTGTAATAAAATTAGTAGGATTAGACTTATCAAACCACGTCCTATCAGCAATAATAGTATAATCACTCAAGATAGGAAGTCCATAAGCAACCCCATAAGAACTACCATTATAACATAACTGGTTGGGGTAGTCGGGAATTTGGGTAACAGTAACTTTAGAGTCGTCTTTTAATGAGCAACTAATGCGTGATAGCAAGCCTGATGTTTCCAATTCCGATCCGGGGATTGTATATATTCCATCTTTAAATACACCAATTTCCTTAAAAACGCCATTCTCATTATAGCCCAACCTTAAATATCTGACTTTATCACTGAAACCCTTAACTTGTATATTAATAGAGTTAGTTTTGGTACCGCGTAAGGTAATTCCTTTTTCGCCAACGGTAGTAAACACGACTTGCTCAGGAGAAACCTCATCTGAATTATTATTAGCCCATTCCGTAAAATCAGCATGATATAACCCTATCCCGCTATCCAGTTTCCCTTTAAACTTATAGAGAAACAAATCATGTCCATTGGCACTGAAATCTTTAGCTTTAGAAGTCGGAAGTTGAGTAATTTTGATATTGCATTCGCCGACAGCATTCGTCTTAAAACCAAAATAACGGGCATTATTCTTAAAGGTATATATGCCGTCTTTTTTAATTTCCCCTTTTCTTCCTGTATTATCTGAAACAATCAGAAATAAATCATCAGATACTCCAGTGACATTAATAGTTAAATCAGAATAAGATTCTTGTTTATCTTCAATAACATTATAAAGTTCTTTACTTTCAGTAATAATAATCGTATTTTGAGTAACAGTTACCGTACCCCTATTAGGAAACTTATCCCATGTAATAAAGTCCTCCGCATAGCTTTCAATCACATCATATTCAGTCAGTCCTTGCTTGCGAGGAGAATACCAACAAACAATACTGTCTTTGAGACCGGACGGCCATGCAAGCCTATTACCGGAACGATCAGCAGGCAGCCCGATAGTAGAAAGGCCCAAAGAGGGCATCCTAAATTCAGGGATTCGGATAGGAGGAATATTGATTTGTTTCATTGTTACCCCTCCTTAACAACCTTAGCTTCCAACACTTCCGTAAACGATTCAACCGACACATTAACCCCTGCCGGGACATCTACATTGAAAATCAAGTTAGCACTACCGTTGTACGGGCCATAGCCGCCTACGTAGATTGCATCCATGCCGTCAATGTTAGCATAGATATTTAGCGCACCTGCTTCTTGTCTCTTCACCTGTATGGTAACAGGGCCCTCGGATACGAAAGATGCTACGTACTTGTTTTCCTCGTTTTTGCTGAATGATAAATCTGTTGCTGCCATAATGCTTTTATTTAATTGTTAATAATTATCCTTTGAAATATACGACTTTACCCTTTGTTCCGTCATTACGCATATCAAGATGCACCCACGTAACATCCTGCTCCAGCCTTATGGGATACGGAAGAAGTATTTGGTTTGCCTTAATCCAGTTACGGACCTCAAGAGCCGTCATGTCCTTTACATCGAAATCAATGCCCGTACCTTGTATGTGTGCCGATACGTACACTTTCTCAAGCCTTGTTTTTTCTGCAACAAGCTGGCAGACATTGCATCTTAACCCTCGTTGTGTCACATTACCGCCTACCTGCCAATTATTCACATAGATAGGCTTGCCAAGTTTCTCCCTGATAACAAGCAGTGTTTCCAACAGGCGGTTATCGAAGAACTGCCAAGCGTTATTACCGAACTTCTCGTACACGTGCCTGCATACAAGTTCCTGAACGTCGAAGTAGTCTTTAATATTCATTTCTTTTCCTCCTTATCTTTCGTTATTATCTCGCTAACATCTTCCTTATCAACATTAAAAACCTTTTTGCAGAATATGCCCAAAGCCTTTAATATGTTGAAATCATACCCCTTAGGCTTTAATATGTTGCTTATAATAGAACAAAACTCTATAAAGCACACAAAGAGACAGGAATATATATCAATGTTCCACTTGTCTCCGGAAGCAATGTTTATCATCACAACCATGCAGACAAAGGCAAAGTAAGTTACCATTTTACCCATAGTACGGCGTATGGCTCCGGAGAAACGTACTTCCTCATTCATTAATAAACTCTTCCTAACTCCAAATGCCAAATCGCAGATAATAACTGAAAATGATACTATCAGCCAAGGTATCATGTGCTCCAATGACTGCATAATAAAGCTGCTTGCTATCACCGCGAATCCACCCGGTATGCTTTGGGTAACAATGTTTTCTTTCATTTTATCGTTATGTTTAAATTTCTTCTTATCTTTGTATCATTCATAGTATCAGAACTAATTACTACTGCATCCCCGTTTGGCTCGTGAGAGTGGAGCGGGGGTTATTATTACTAAGGGTTATCTACCCATTCGCCTGTATCCATGTTTTGATAGCGGCTAAACAACACACCCGCCTTGCCATTGACAACAATAGTCAAACTGACAAATAGGAATTGCGTGTATTCCATTCTTGGTGAATAGAAACTGCCTGACATTCCGAATGATTTAGTCTCTCCCGGCTGTGCTCCAGTTGTAACCGGGCCGAAATAATCACTGTCTCCCTCACTATAATTTTCAATATAAGCCGTTATCTCTACATTGTGGGTTACATTGCCATTGTTCTTTATGTAACCGCTAACATCATATACAAGCCAAGCAGGCTCATCGTAATTCACAGTTTCTGTATATAGTACCTTTGGATAGCCAACCAGCTCATATTGAAGCGTAGGATTGTAGGTGCTTTTAAGAGCCGCCCTCCCATATCCGGAATTAGAATCAGGAGCTAAGTAATATTCAGCTCCTGACGGAGGAGGAGCGGATTCATTTCCGCCTGTGTACATGTTAGGAGAAAGTATGGTGTACATGTCTATTGTATCACCTTCTTTCCAGCTTTGAAGAAGTGGAACGCTTAATGTGTCTGACGAAAAGTATTGTAAGGTTGTGGCGGACGTCCTGTATGCAGATTGGTTTCTCGTCCTGTTCAAGGCCATTATTCCCGGATACCAACTAAGTTCATCGGAATGTACGTCTTTTGCCCTGATATTTCCTTCAGGTAAATCAAAATCATCATCTATATCCAATGTCACATAATTGTATCTATCAGGTTCATCTATGCTTAGCTCTGCCGGGAATCCAGTTCTTACCGGGGATATAGCAGCGCTGTTATAACCTCTGAAATCCTCCAGTCTATAAGGCTCGGCCACTCCTCCCCTTGGTATATTGTATCCCCAAGATATGTCACCACCTATGTTAGAAGTGTCTACTTTTACCACATAAATACCGTATCGAGCATCATTAAAATCGGAATCGGACATTCCAAAATCTTTCCTATATCGAACAGGTTTGCGCTTTGAAAACTTATTAATTCTTGCATCCGCGGTAAAGTAACTTGGCGCATAATTGATATTAACACTGCCTCCTGCATCACGCAGAACCGCACCTACTTCGGAACTTAAATCGACATCGGTATTAGGTACAATAGCCATATCATACCTCCTTCCGTATAATGGTGATACCACCAGTAACAGCAATAGACATATCACTGTCACCGTCAATCTCGTAGTCTCCATGTACGACCCTGTCCGCTTCATATAGGCTTTCATCTGCATAACAATTCCAATTAGAGGATTTTACCCCCCCCACGCAAGTTGTTGATAACCAATAGATTACCAATAACTAACAAATCAACCTTTACCTTTTTCATGACACAACCCCTTTCTGATTAGTTACTTGAACACATCAAAAACACCCTCTATTGCAGTGCGCAAGATGTACGGATAGTTCTCCGCATACTTCTTCAAGGCTACTGCCTGTTCTTTTGTTACCTTTGACTTACCTGTTTTGTAGATTTCGCGGGCTACTTCCACCTCGCCCAATTCCTTAGACTGGGAGTATATCACGTTGGCAAACTGCTTAACCAATACGCCAATCTCACCGTCACCGTCTACGAATATCTTAGACTTTGAGCCGTCAATGTTTTCGATTTCTGCTTTGGCAAAGTCAATATCTCTCAACTCTTCTTTTTCTTTCTTTTCTTCCATGATGATTATAGTTTAATGGTTGTACAATTACAATGAAACAGGCTGTGCGGTAGCTATCTTGGCTTTCGTGTCAGCGATAAAGGTGTTGACGGCCGCGGTGATATTGCACTGCTCCTGCTTGTCTCCCACGTTATGGTTGATGCTCAGGTTCTCGTTGCCGTAGCTGTTGAAAGTAGCCACCTGTGAGCCGTCTTTCTTCACTGTGCCTGAATTGATGTTACCCACAATGCCGTTGTTTATCTCGGCATCCGCTTCAATGTCATAGACCTTAGATTCGTCTACGGAGTTATTTACTCTTACTGTTGCTCTCACTAACTTTTCATAAGCCACTTTTTCTGCGGCGGTTGTTGATGTACTCATAACTTTTGTTTTTATTGGTTTATTATTCTACTATTTCAATCTCTTCAATCTGAAAGAAGTACGTGTAATATCCTTTGAACTCACAGTACCAGTATGCGCGCCTTTCCTGCATGGCACTATCGTAGTCAGTTCCTTTCTTGAAAGCTTCAATCATTCTTTCAAGAGCTTTGTCTGCGTCCTCTGATTTCAAGTAATATTCTCTGTCGTACAGTTCGTCAACACCGATGTCAGGTGCGTGGTATTTGCTTAAAACTAAGTATGCTTTCATGCTATTCGATTATTATCATATTGTCATTTGCATCTACTTGCATCGATGCGATTTTCATTTGGGAAAGGCCGATGATACCAAGTATCTCTATCCCGGTCTCACGCTCTATGCTGCTTCTCACGCCTGATATGTCGGTAATGAGGAACTGCGGAATATCTTTCCCGCCAAACCGCACAAGCGTATTGCAGTAATACACATCTTCCATTTCACCGCCGGCACCAACAAGAGAACCGGGGTATTTGCGTCCTCTCACGATGTCGAACTTCTTTACCTTGTCCTCGGCAATAAGCCCAACACTCGCACCTGTATCGATAAGGAAGAAGCCTTTCTTCCCGTTTACCTCGGCTTCAATGATGAGCCGCTTGTCTGATAATGATTTGAACTGTTTCATGGTCTATTATTAAGTTAATAATACGTCTTAAAACGAACCGCTTGCTGGCGGTGTGTTGCTTATATTCAATGATTTGGTTATCTCATTTCCTGTATATGAAACATACAAATACCAATAGCCATACACATTCGTCTTGGTAGTGGTGTAGAAATTGTTGTTAGTAAATGAGGTAATCGTCTTTGTCTCACCGGGTGCAATTGATATACTGGTTGAGCCGACATTCCATATTGATACATTCGAGACATTAGTCATGTTGCTTCCACTAAAGGAACATCTAAGGCCTGAAACACTTGTACTAATATTGCCATTGTTCTTGATTACGATACTGGTTAAATATAGCCTGTATCCGTTGCCATAGTCTGCTCTCGCATAGTTGGCGGTAACCACCAACTGTGCTGCCTGCTTAACTATGGTGACTGTCGAGATAGACATTGTAAGCGGAAGACACTTTACCGTTTGATAACCGTTGCCGTCAGGATTTGGAAGCGAACTCGATTCAATGAGGAACGGCATTAACTTATAGGTTCCATAACAGTTCCTATCATTGATAGTAATAGCAGTCTCATGGTCTCCACCCTCTGTATGGGTATGGACTTTTACCTGTTCGATAGCATAGAACGTTCCGTTATCCCCTTTAAGGATTACTCCGAGATAGCAGTTGTCTGCTGACAGAATCAATGTTCCGTACGGGTCTCTATTGTCAAGATAGGATATGTTCAGCCAATTTGGATGTGAACTCTTTCCTCTCAGATTGACATATACCGCTACCCATGTATTGTTTCCGCCCATTGTTAAGTTTGTTTTGCTGGACGGATATATAGGTGCGGTAGCAGTTCCGTCATAGCCCCTGAAATCATCTAACCTGTAAGGTGAGGAAGCGCCACCAGTTGGCCTATCATATGTGTAGTACGCTGAAAGTTCCGCACTTGTCCTATCGATGAATGCCTTGCAAGCACCGAACTCGGTTTGCCATGGTATGTTTCCGATGCCATAGTTCTTAGTCGCCCTCTCTGCATCCGTTAAGTCGAAGTTTTTTGCGTAATTTATAGGCTTATACTTCGCCCATATCCTAATATTAGCAGCATCTGTAAAGAACGTTAAGCAGTCATTGGAAACACTCCCTCCGTTTGCATTAAGCGTATCGCGTATATCCTCTGTTTTAAGGTTTATACTCGGTAATATATTATACACTGCCATTATGCTGCCCTCCTTTCCAGTTCGATAATACGGTTCATCATTTCTTTATTGCTATCTTTCAGCTCCTTGTTCTCTCTTTCAAGAAATTCTATTCTCGTTTCGTGGTTATTGAAGTCCTCTATCAAAAAACTTTGGAAATGCTTCGCGATAGACAGTACGCATGTAGTTGCAAGCACATCATAACTCATTGTGAAGAAGCCCTCATTGTCTGTGTCTGTCACCTGTGGAAGAAACACGTTCCAATACTGGGCGCTCGTTCCTGCTCTGACCTTGCATTTTTCATCTGTCTTGAAAATGTAATCGAAAAGGTCAGCATTTGCCATTACGTCAAGAGGTACGATGATGCTGTTCAGGACGTTCTTCTTTCTTAAGTCGGAATACATGGTTATTCCGCCATAGGTGAGAAGATTACCCGGGCAAATAGTATTGCCACTTCCGTCCAGCAGCGTTAAAGTTCTTGTAATCGACGAAAACGCACCTGTGTATTGCCTTACATAGATAGGTTCTGTGCCGTCATCCGCTGTTGCAATCTCTACCCAGCCTTGATTTGACGGGCCACCGCACCTAATACGGAAGAAATCATTATCTGCCATTTGTTGGTATAGCAGATTGCGCTCGTTGCCACCTGTAAGATAGCCATAGTCAATAGTTCCAACTACTCCAATATCTCCATTTACATGAAGCTTAAAAGCTGGCGATGTAGTGCCTATGCCGACGTTGCCGCCACCCATACACATGTGTACACTATTAGGAGAAGCTTGCTGTAACTGCACAGGACCTACGTAATTATTTATTTCACCACCTCTTTCGCTATCATTTCCGTTGTTATCTGTCTCAATGCAGATTGTACTAAATTTAGCCCCTCCTGTTACATTCCCTGTACCGTCAAAAGGCTTGCTGAATATTGTGCGAGGGGTTACAAGCCTAGTTGCCGAAGCTACATTATCACTAATACAAGCTAATGTCTTTTGCCAATAATTATTCTCAGTTGTACCAAAAATAATCGGGTTACTGCCTAACGGAAAGTATACACCTGTTGAGTATCCTGGATATCCTTCTTCATTTATTCCACTATTACAATACACTTGTATCTGCATATTACCTAATGCATTAGGATGTCCGACTCCAATAAATAAAGAGTCATCAGCCCCAGTATTAACATTATTATAACACCAGCCTAATACCTTTCTTAAATAGGCGTTAGTATCAGTAGAACCAAATTCATTGTAATCAGGGAAGCCAATTTGACGCATCACTCTATCTCCTACATTACCAAGATGTTTACCGTCCAACAAATCCGCATCCAGCCCTGAACCTGAACCATCGTTGCCGGCATCCCAAACTTTATACCCATTTTGATATATTGCGGGAGCTTCAAAATATTCTCCCCCTTGTTCTCCGACAAGAATTAGACCTGCTGGAGCACGATAGTTATCATAATTATTATATACCAGCTTAACACCTTGCCCATTTGCTATTTGTTCTCTGAATGTTATACCTATTGAGCCTGAATATGAGGGACGTTCTGATGTGTGAGCGAAAACCAAATTTCCTGTCATCGCATCCCCGATCTTGTTGACGTAGCGGTTATCCAGTTCGCCTGCGTAGTTGCCTGTGTGGAGAATGGCGTATTTATTGCTACCATAAGTAAGAGGAGAGTTGTTATAACATAGATTGACTCCAGATGATGTATCTCTATATCCAAGATACAAGTATCCGTTATTTCTATTATTTATTTCATTGGAAGAGATTTGAATACTGTTTACGTTAAGAGCTCCAGTCATTGTATCACCAGCCTTCAAAACATACTTTCCGTCAGCATCAGACTTTGTATAAGCATCCGTAATCCCATATCCCTCCAGCGTAGTAGGATGAGAGGACAACTCACCAAACGAATAACTCGGCTTGTTCGGCTGCTTGGCCCAAGAATACACGTCACTTGCCGGCAATGTGGTTGGGTAATTCGGCAATGTAATCAGCTTTGTGGTTTCATCAGGGGAATAGGTTGTGCCGTTAAGGATAATCCCGTCTACCGATCCACCGCCAACACCGCCTATTACGCTTAATACACCACCCTCTTTTGACAAGGTGGTATTGTCAATCGGAAGCGCATCAAGAATGGTTGATGCCGTATGACTGCCTTGTGCAAACATGGTAAGACTACCTGTCAAAATCAAATCACCGTCTAACTCAACCACTCCGTCAGAATGCTTCTTCACAAGTATATCACCGATATTTAAGCCGTTTATGAATGACTTGATACCTGTAATGTCCTGTGCACCCGATTTGGTTACGTAATCGGCTAATAGCCCGGATATGTCGTTTTTGGTGTAGGCGTCTGTGATGCCATAGCCTGCAATAGTAGTAGGCTTGTTCTGTATCTCACTGAAATCATAGGTCGGTTTGGTGGCGCCTATCCATGAGGGTTTGTCCGAAACATTCTCCCAATTGGTAGGGAACACTGACGGTTTACCGCCAATTTCATCCCATGAGTAAGAGGGCTTTGTACTACCTATCCAGCTGGGTTTTCCTGATATGTTGCCCCATTCAAGCGAAGTCGGATAATTAGGCAAGGTGATTATTCCGTCCTCATTAGGAGTGTAGGTATTACCATTAACCACTATACCGTTAGCAGTACCCTTTCCACCTGTTGCGACAAGCTTTCCATCAACCCACTGTATTGTCACACCGTCTATTGGAAGACCTTCGTAGATTGAAGGGACTTGAACGTCTGCGCCTGAGTACATGGTTACTCCGTAGGCGGTAATCAACGGTTTGGTTAAGAACAAGTATTCCTTTCCGTTATCGTCAACCCTCTCTTCAAGGTTCCTGTCCCAAACGACTTTGTCAAGCTTCTTTCTATATTGTTTGCTTAGTTCGCTTTGTGATGAAAACTTATTATTTACAGATGTTTCAATCTCACTAATCTGTCCTTGTATTCTTTCAAGGGTGCTTGCGCTTGGCTCATTATTAAGAGTTACTTCAAATGTCGGTATTAACCCTTCTCCCTCTTTTATAGAGAGAGACTGTATTATCACGTTCTCATGGTCTATCCCCATTTCGGGATCATTCACAGTAAGCCGCTTACCTTCCATTATTTCATTATAGAAGTTAGCGTTTCTTGCCATGAAAATCTCGTCAACGCCTATATTGTAAGAGTAGTTTGTACTGCTGTATTTGGCAATATATTCTTTAGCCCTTTCCAATAACCTGTTTTCGGCAGCACGAATATATTCTTGTGGCATAAGTATGTTCAGAAGAACAAACTTGTCCCCGGCTTTCATGTTCCAGTCCTTGTTAGGAACTGTGAAATTATCTGTATCCGCTTCTTCGAGGGTGTTTCTTCCGAGCGTAAGGGTGTAGCTGCCGTCCGAAGCCTTAACTATTTTGGCAATAGCGAAGGCATACCCTTGCAATGCACCGCTTTTCATGGAAAGCTGCGCTTCGTCAGTGGTAAGGCTTTCGTTTAAGTCAAATCCCAAGTCATAAAGCTGTACCGTAAAAGTGGGTTGCGTTTCACTTGTTATTGCGTCAACACTCTTTATCTCGTCAATAGCCTGTCCAGCAGAGTTCTTCATCCCCGTAATAGAGGGATAAATATCGTCATAGGTTATCACGCCTTCGCGAATCCCATATTTGGCGATAGCCTCGTTTGACGCCAGCACAAAGTCGGTAACTCCGTCAGTCTTAAAACTTGGCAGCATAAGACGAAGAGGAGATAAGGCGTAGTTGGCGGGGAGAATACTGTCAGTCCATTCAGGCTTTTTCGGATAACTGTAATCAAGGTTTCTTGTGCCACCATAGGCTCGTAACTTAGTTACAATCCCTGTGTCCGCATCAGATATTCGTTCAATCTCATATAACCCCTTACCCTTGCCGTATTCAAAAACATTATTCACTACCGGTTCCGCACCGCCAATGGTAACGCTTCTTCCTTTTACGAAATAATTCAGCTTGTATTCTGTGTTTACAAGAGAAAGAGCGCTCCAGCAGTTTTGGTTACTCATGGAGATGTTCTTTTCCTCGCTGTCTACGCCATCTGCAAGGGTTATGCTCCATACACCTTTCCCGTACATGGCGTCCAAGCATGCCTGTATCCTTTCTGCAAGATACTTGACCGTTCCGGTAAACTCAACAACTAAAGGAGTAGGGTAGACTATTCCGTTGTCGCTGGGAACAATATTACGCATCATGCACCTTTCAAGTTCGTATTTCAGAGAAACGAAATTAAGGTCATAACTGTATTGATGCTTTGATATTTTCTTTACCGTAGGAAGAAGCTCCAGTTCAAACCGTTCTCCTCTATAATCTATGTAATCAAATACGTCAAAGTTGATTTTGACATCAGATATAAAAGTTGATGTGCACGCGCGTTCCGCCATGAAAACCCCGGTGTACTCCAGCTTATCCAGTACACATCTGACTGTTTGTCCGTCCTTGCTATATACCGTAAACCGTCTCATTAGATCGAAAGTGTTATTTGGGTTTGAGGGTCAGTAACCCGGAATGTAACACTGAATGTCAACACATCTCCCTCGTCAGTCTTGCGAACGAAAAGATCCGGTTCTACGGATTTGTAGTAGACACTCTGCCTGCCTATCTTGGTGTAGGTGTCGTAAACCTTAAGCTCTGCACCGGAATTGTCTTTGCCGGAAAGGTAATCCAAAAAGCCAATCACCTTTTCATTGGCTGTATCCATTTCTCCCTTGTATGCAAATTCCACGTCAAGATCGTAGGCTTGCATGTAAAGTCTATCAGGGATAAATGTATCCTCTCCGTCCTCGTCTTTCCAGTCTCTCTTCGGCAATTCTTTAGTTTCTCCGTAAACAGCAAACGGAAAGTCCTTGCACACAACTCCCCATTGGGACTTTGTATCAATAACAGGACTTCCCGGCTTACTCTTTTGAAAATAGATACTGTAAAGCTTTGCCATGTGTTATCTTGAGTTTGTGTTGTAAAAAAACAAAAAGAGCCAACTAACGGGAATACCGTTAATCAGCTCTTTGGCTTGTTCAATGTTGATGCAAATATATAGAATATGTTCTAAATAATCAATATAAAAACATAGAAAATAGATGATTTTTATCGTTTCTGCTTATGATTAATAGCCAATACTATCCGGCCATATAAATTTCATTTGCCCGGAGTAGCTATTTTCATGTATGGATTTATCATGCGTTTCCCCTTCAGCGCCTTTTCAAGCTCATCTATTCTTTTATGTGCCAACTCTAAATCTTCGGACAGGCGCAATAATTGTCTCGCAAGGAAAACATTCTCTTTCTGCAATTCGTATATTTTTTCTTCCATGATGAAATATTTGTTTAGATATTAATAATAGGGGTATAGTTATAGCTATCGGGCATTTGAACCGACTGCTAATTTATTAAATAGTACGATTAGTATTTCCTCATGCAGCTTACGAATAAGGCTATAATAGATATAATAATACCTATGACGGAAAGTATTAAATTCCAATTAACAGGATTATGCAAGTTTGGATTAACGGCAAGGTAATGCTTTCCCTCTTCGGTGAGTTTGACGCTCCACACTTGACCGCCAACCAAATAAGAAGCCTTTACTAACCCTTTTCTTTCAATGGAGCGAACGGATGCGGCAAATACATGCTTCGGATATGTAACAGGACATTCTCCGCCAAATTCCGAAACGATCCTAAATGCTTGCTTTTCCTCCTTTGTAAGTCTTATTCGCTCCATAACCTACTCGTTTTCTGCAAATTTACTAAATACTACGCAAATATGTGTTGTTGTGCTATACTATTTTATAGGCGAAATCTTTCTGTCAGAAGGTTTCCCACCGAACAACTGATTGATATAAGCAAGTCCTTTGGGCTTACAAAGTACCTTTTGATATAATATGTCGAGGTGGCTGTCTCTGTGTATAGGCGGTAACAGCGTCATTTCAAAATACCCGGCGTCAATGTACTTTTGTTTCGGTTCGTTCCTGTCTTTAAAGAATACGCCCACTTCCTTTAGCTTTTTAAAAAGGGTGTTTCTCCCGAAACCGAGGTTGAGAATCTTTGCGGCTTGGCCTATGTCTACTTTGCCCTCTGCTTTGAAAGCGGCTTCGGCAAAGTCGGCTTTGGGTTTTAGTTTGGCGTTCTTCTCTTCAAGCTGCTTCTTTTCTTGTTCTAATCTCGCCTTTTCCTCACGCTCATTTTTTAACTGTGTGGCAAGGCTGATAACAAGATCGGGGTTGTTTATCATCTGCTCCAAAGTTGGCTGCGTGGCGGTCATGCCGTATTGGAGAAGCTCTTTGATGCGGTCATTGCACCATAAATAAAAGTCAGGAGAAAGCCATTGAGCGAAGATTAATGCCAAATCCTCATGTAACCATGTACCTTGATTGTTACCTCCTTGATTTACAGTAACTAAACCCGTTGCGGGAATTCCCGTTTTGGCTGATAATGAGCTAATTAACTCATTTGTCTGTTTTGTTGACAAAAAGTCATTACAGCGTTTTCCAAACGGTTTGGCCATTTCGGTGGCGTTCACCATTACACTATCGCCTTTCTGAAAGGTAATAGGACTTCCATTGTATTGGAAGATTTGATTTTCATTCAAGTGTCGCATAAACAATGAAAATTAAAAGTTAATAATATAAGAAGAAAGCAGAGGCTTTCTCCAAGTTGCGACACTTCCATATTGGCTTTGGGGCGAAATATGTACGGAGAAACCTCTGCTTATATTTTGGGCAGTAGTTCAATATAGGGCATAAAAAATCCCCAATCCAAATATGTATATAAAAGTGTCGCACTGCAAAGATAGATATAATCTTTGAAATAGCAATGGTAGCCAAATATATTTTCAATAATTAGCTACCTTTGCTGCGACAATTAAAATTTATCTATATATGAAAGATGTATTTGATAGTTTCTCTATTGGAGATTTTGTATTCCAATCAGAGAATATGACCTATTCAGAATTTCTTGCTTTTTGCAAATCTGTGTTAGACGAAATTGAAAAACTCAACTTATCAGATAACGGATTCTACAAAGAGAAGAAGAACTCTATTGTAAAACTTTACAGATTTGCAAAATCAGCAGAAGCGTACGTTCGCACAAACGGAGCTACCGCAGGCGGTAATTCAGAGACTGATCTTGTTTATTTGAAAGCAATCCTCGACGGGATAAAAAAACGTCACAATCTCTAATGGGTTGCACAAAATCCTTTAGGCTGGCGTTCATCTTCTTAATGGCTGCCAGTCTTTTGTCTATTTCTTCTTCTTGCTCTAATCCGTTATCTGCTCTCCACAGCTCTAAATCCGCAACTTCTGCTATAAGCATTTCAAGCTGAACAATAAACTCGTTACAATTCCTGTGTAATTGCAATTCCTTTCGTTCTCTTTTACTTATCTCATCTTTCATAATTATTTCATGTATTTTCTATATTTTTGTGCAAATATATAGAAAATAGGTGATTTTCTCAAGCGATGCGGATAATAAAAGGGTGGATGTGTTTTATAACATACAATAGTTGTTACAATAAATCATAAATAAAATAATATTTATCAATATAAAGTTGTTAACTTTGCCGCACATTAATTAACAAAAACAAATGCTTTATGAGAAAGATTTTATTTTTACTGGCAATGTTGCCAATGTTAATGTTTAGTGCATGTTCGGATGATGACGACGAAGTTAAGATTACCTCTGAGCAAGTTACAGGAAAATGGAATGTTACTTGGGTGCAAGAGGGAAGCGCAAGTTCTGATATATCCAAAGGGAATATATATATGGAACTAAGAAGCGATGGGTCTTACAAGACTGTAATATTCGGAGATTACTACATTGGAAAATGGAAACTTGAAGGGAGTACCGTTGTTGGAACTACAATAGACCCTATTACCGAACGTTATACATTTACGTCATTTGACGGTAAGAATGCGGAAATAGACTACTCTAATAGCGAAGGTGATAAAATGAAGTTCAGAGCTACAAAAGAGTAATACACAACTTTAAGGCTTAATATATTAGTACATCATCAGGTCAAGCGGAGGAAACTCCGCTTGATTTGTTTGTGAGAGAAAGTTATTCTGTATTAATAAGTAATCTATTAAAAACTAAACATTTAGATTGGTGCCACTTCGTTGTATGCTATTAAACATGTATAAAAAAATAAGTGATTTATTGCAATATAAACTTTAGTCGCTATATTTGCATCATAATTACGCTCATGGCTACGCATACCCGAAAGCAGCTTCTTGCCGCTTATCCTTAAATAATGGGTATGCCGACCCCTGGGCATTTTTTATAAATAACCATAATGAAAAAAGACAACAACTTCTCACCTGTAAGGGTTGCCGTATTGGTAGATAGCGGTTTTTATAATTTTGATTAGGTATTTCCAATCGAAATTTTCTCTGCTTTTCTTGCCTTACATATTTTCGTTCTATCTTTCTAAAATTACTATTGTTAAAAAACTGATTTATTGGTTATTTATTTGCTTATTCGTTCTATCTTTCTTATATTTGCATATCAAATAGCGCTATAATGAGTAATTGGAGCGAAAAACAAGAAGCGAAGAAAGAGGGCAAGGAAAAGGATAAGGTAAGGCGTGAAAAACTTGCAGGATTCTTTTTTAATTTGGCGCAAGTTTCTTTCACTGTATTATCTTTGGGATTGGCAATAACCCTTGTGAAAGAAGAACTTTATGATAACATTTTATTAATTGTTCTTGTTTCTATGGGAATTATACTTACGGTATTATTTGCAAAAATAGGTAATAACATTTTAAGATAAATATTATGGTTGCATTATATGGGTTTGGGCTTATAACAGTAATAACTGTTGCCTTTTGGATTTATACAGAAACTCCCTCCGGTAAAAAGTGGATAAAAGGGTTGTGATTATATGGATGGATTGACAATATTATTTATATTTACGAGTATAATAGGGGGAGGTTTTGCACTTTGGCTTAAAACCAAGTCAGGCAAGAAGTGGCTTGCAAGCTTATAAATTGACTATTATTTAGATAAAACAATAAAGCCAGACACTACATCTGGCTTTTTCTTTGCAATACATCTCCCTCGGTTTCTACTACACAGTCCTCTCCATGAATATATACATATACAGATGCTATTCCTTTTTGAATTACGTTTACCTTTGCCCGGTCATACACGTTAATGAATATCTTGCAATACTGAGAACAGTCAATAGTCACTTCGCTATCATGACGGACATACAAATCACATATAGAGAAACCGTCAAATAGGAGAGTACCTTTACAGCTTCCGTTCAGTACGGCTGTGTGGCTCATATTTCGCTTTTGTACATCTTCATCAACAAAAATGTTGTTTTTGTGAAGAATATCCCTATCGAAGTTTTCCTTTATGAAAGTATTGGTAGGGTACCCTTTGTCTATACAGAAATCAATCCCATGCAAATACTTGTCAATTAACGCTTGTTGATCGGGAGAACCCCATTGTTCCGTCCATTCCGTACATAATCCCAGCGATACCGCTTGGTTGAGTAATGTTCTGCTTAAATCCTTGTCGTTCATAATTTTATATATTAATCTTTCGTTTTCCTTTGTCTATAACCATACCCACTAATCCCATAAACTCCTTTAACACAGCCAAGTTGGCTTCTGTGTTTTGAGCACTTCTTAGCGTATTGTTAGCTATCGCTCTTAATTGCGTTAGTTGCTGTTCTGCGAGAATATTGTACTTTGGGAAAATTTCATTTCCTAATTTTTCAAGAAGAGCACGTTTTACACTTACATCCTGTCGGATGCTATTGAGATAGGAGTTGGTTCTGTTCATAGTGTCCTCACTGGCTTGGATGCCCGTTTTTGACATTCCGGATGTGGAAGATTCCCCGGTAGCTGTAAGCGCTCCTCCGGTAGCTTTATCAAAGGCTTCAAGGAAAGATTGCGAGGCATCTATCATGGCTTTCCCCTCATTGTCGAAAAAGTCTTTTATAGCCCCTGCTGCAACAGCGCCATTGTCTTGAATATCTGTAAACTCCTTAAACAGGCCTTTTTCTCCGAAAAGTTTATCCTGTAACTTTTCAAACATGGGCTGTATTACCAAGTTCTTTAATATGTTGTTGGCAACACTTCGCATGATGTTGTTCACTACGTTGTCAAAAGCCTGCGCTGCATCTTCTCCGTTGGCAAAGGCTTCCGTTAGCGCATCGCTTATCTGACTTGCCCAATCCTGAAAATCTATTCCGTACAAATCTTTGGTGAGATCTTCCACGAAATAGGCGATTTGCTCGTTCAGTTCCGCAAGCTGGTTCTTATAGTCTTGTATCTTTCCTGCATCAGATTTCTTTTTCCCTTCTTCGTTTCTTAATTGTCCCTCTATCTCTGCACGTTGAGAAACAAGTCCCACGTATTGGGCCTGATATTGTTTAAGGACGCTGTTATCAAGTTCCTTTCCCACACCAACCTTTTCCAATGCCTCCAGCGCTTCCTTGTCTACACCTATTTTAAAGTTTAATCCCATAAAACGCTGCATCCCGGCTGGGAGGCTCTCCATTGATTTTATCCGTTTTTTTAATTCTTCCACATAGTCCAAACCCTCGTCCTTTAATACTCGGAATTGCATTTTATAGCTTTCGGTAAGCGAACTCCCGGCGCGTTTAACTTGTTCTTCCAACTGTTCATATAGCAATATGGCACGCTCTATGCTTTCATCTCCACCAAGCGATCTATCTATGGATTTTCCTAATTGATCGTAGGCGGACTTTAATTCCTCAACTCTTTGTTTGCTACGCTGGATACTTCTTTCAAGTCTTTTGTCATGTAGTTGCGCAATGCCGGAAATAAGGCTTAACGCTGCACCTGCTGCTGCTCCCCAAGGACCTGCTGATGCCCCGAATAAAGAAGTCGCCATTCCCATGCCTTGCGATGCTCCTTGCATCCCTCCTCCCAAAATTCCAGCAGCATCTGAAAGGCCTGTTCCCAGTCCAAGATTTTCAAACACTCCTCCTAAGAAATCCGCAGCTCCTGCAAGCGCATCAAACTTACCGATTACGCCTTGTATGGCCTTTGACTGGTCGGAATAAGCCGAACTCAAATCATTTTCCGCTGCGTCTATTTCTGCCTTAGAAGCTCCGCTGCTCTTCAATGCTTCCAGCCTGTTTTTAGCCTCCTTAATGCTGCTAAAAGAGGCCTCCAACGCCTTGAACGGACTTCGTTCTGCAAATTCTCCACGAAGCTTACGCAACGCCTCTACCAATTCTTTGGTATCTTCGATTGATAATCCTTGCTTTTGGGAAAATTCCTCTACCTTAGAAATCATGTCGTCTAACGTAGATGTAGATACCCGGTCAAGGTCATCAAAGATACGCACCCAGTCACTGCTTTCCTTGAATTGATCGAATAGCACAGACGATGTATCTTCTTGCGCCCGCTTGTTTACTTCTTTTACAAGGGTGTCGGCCTCTTTGCTGCCTATGCTTTCCCTGTTTTTCTCTATATCTGCAATGCTCTTTTGGCGGTTACGTTCAATATCTTCTATCTTTTGGGAATAGTCTTTATAATCTTCTATCATGCCTGAAAGGTTTTCAATGCTTTCAGACCGCATTTTCTTGCCCTCCTCGCTTATTGCTTGATACAGCTTTAAAATCTGTCCTTCTCCGAATTGCTTCTTTACGTCATCCTCTTTCATGGCAAGGACATCAGTAATGGAAAGCTTGCTTCCTGTCTTTTTTAGGGCATCTCCAAGCTGATTGCGGAAATCTTCAACAATGCTTTCAAATGATATGTTTTCACCGAAAGCAATGTTCATGGAAAGTGCTTTGTTTCCGGTCGCTTCAAATAGCTTTTTATACAAGTCCCATTTCTCTCCGGCTTGAGAGACATATTTCTCTATTTCCTTTAAGGCGTTATCGGCTTCTTTTTTTGCGTTTTCAATCTGCTCTTTGTCTATCTTAACGCCAAGAGAAACATATAAATCTTTTTGCTTCTCCTTGCTTTGATCCAGCTGGTTTTGGATATACTTGTACGCCTTACTCGGATCGCTCAAGTCTAAATTTACCCCCTTGCTATCAAATACGGGTGCAAATTCGGGTATATTCTTTACTCTTTGGGATGCCGATTCTTCCCCCTCTATTTTTCTCCATTTCTCGTAGCTGGATATAGCTTTTTCTATGAGGTCGGAACGATTCTTCCATTGCTCGGCAATAGGGTCTTTGGCTGTATCTGTTGATTTTTCTCTTCCGCCTAACGTTTCGTATATTTTCCTTGTCGTATCAAGTTCTTTGTTATAGGACGCTAATTGTTTTTCTGAAAATTTATTATTCGGATTAAGGCTGTCTATTTTCTTTTTTAAATCACTTATATTAGTAGATAACCTGCTCATGTATTCTTCATACGATTCACTCTCTTTAGGCTTTATGACATTCAAATCTCCAGCGAGCAAGTTTGCTTCCTTTTCCCAATCAGTCAATGGTTTACTTATATCTATTTGGCTCATCGAATGATAAGACTGTCTGGCTGTATCTATAATGTTAGCCAAGTCTAAACTTTGCTTTTCAAGTTCCAACAGTCTGTTTCTTGCTTTAGTAATATCCTCCGGTTTATATTTGGCAAAGGATAGTTCTCTTCCTGTCTCGTCAAACCTTCTATATCCACCCTCTCTGATAATCCCGGCAAGCCTTTCTCTTTCAACGTCTACGCTCTGCTTTTGTATTTGCGCATTTGCCATGGTGCCGATAAATTGTTTTTTGTACAATTCCTTTTGCTCTTGAGAAAGTTTTCGCATCTTCTCAACAGAAAGGGATATTGCTACTCCGTATTTGTCTGTTTGGGTTACTGCATCCTTGAAGGTGTTAGATAAGTTCTTGGTTATACGTCCTAATTCCCTGCTTTCTTCTGCGCTCTTGTTGGCTTTTTGGCTAAGGGTTTCGTATCGGTCTATAAGTCCGTCAACAGCCTTGTTCCCCTTCATCTTATCGTTCGTATCGGAAATAGTCTTATTTAAATCTGTAATAACTTCTGTTGTAGTTTTGACTTCCTCTCGAAACATAACCAATGCTCCTACTACGGTTCCGATAAGAGTTATAATCCAAATTATTGGATTCTTTTTCATTGCAGCGTTTAACGCATTTTGCACAACCAGCAATCCCTTAGTTGCGACATTGGTCAACATAACAGCAGTTCTATACGAACCATATACAAACGCCAACATGCCAAGTATATCGGCAACGGTTTCCCAATGTTTCATCAGCTTGGTAAGTATTTCCAAACTATCAGAAAGGACGCCGCTATTACCCTCTGCAATGTCTGCCATCATTACATCCCAAGCATCTTGCAAGTTACTCCATTTACCCGCAAGACTTTCTGCGAGAGCTTCCTGCATGTTGTAGAATTTCCCGCCTTCATTGGTTAACTCCCAAAGAACATCTTTCACCATGCCAAAGCTGACTTCTTTTCGGCTGATCTTATCGAATACGTCTCCAGCACTGACAACTTTATTTTCAAGAACGGTAAACCGTTTCGCCAGCTCATCAACTAACGGAATGCCTGCTTCTGTGAACTGTCTAAGCTCTTGCCCGCGAAGAAACGCGGCACTACGAACTTGTCCGTATGCCAATATGATACGTCCCATATCAACACCGACACCCGCGGAAATATCAGCAAGCCGCTTAGTCGTATCGTAAAGCTCTTCGTAGGGGATACTATATGCAGAAAGCTGTTTTGCGTATGACGCTAATTCCTTAAACTGGAACGGGGAAGCCACCGCTAACTCCTTGATGCGGTTGAATATCGTTTCAGCTTTCATGCTATCCCCGATAATAGAGGTCAGTGCGATGCGTTGTTTTTGGAACTCCCCACCAATGGTATATAATCCCCTAACAAAACGCTCTACTGTATATATGGAATACACGTTGGCGATTTGATTTCTTAACTCTCCGGCTATTCGAGACTGGGAAGACATGGTTGTATTTGCCCGCTTCATAGCGGAATTATGCGTATCTGCGGCTTTTGCTGCTTGTAAACGGGCGTTTCTAAGCTGCTCAAGGGCCTTTTGAGAGTTGGCGTAAGCGTCGGCACGCATTATTTGAGAAACACCCCTCATGGCTCTTAATTCGCTTGTATTCACACCTTGCCCTTTAAAGGTTTCTGTAAGCTTCTTGATACTCTCACTATCCACCTCAAGCTTCACCTTGTACGTCTTGTTTTTCAGCAAGGAATCTACTTTATCCTCAATCTCTTTTACATCAACCTTCAATCCTACTTTCGCGCTGACGGTTGCGTGCATGTTGACGAGCTTTTTTTTGATAGCTTCGTATTCTTGCTCTGTATAATTTTTCAGGTGAATCCCAAAATTCAAATTTCCGAGGTCTGCCATGTCGATTGTTATTTTGTGTCCTTTTTAATAGCGTTAACGCCGTTTACTATAAAATCATTAAGAGATATTCTTTGTCCTTTAGCTTCCTGCTCTTTCCTTTTTGCCTCCCATTTTCTTGTCAGCTCTTTCATCTCTTTGGAAGTGTGCATTCCCTTGTCTGCCTTATCGTCATTATTGTACACCACAATAGGAGCATCGCATATAAGAAGCTCATACAGAGCATTGGTAAGCACCCAGTCCATGTACCAGTTAGGGATATTCACCATTCCCCAAAAGAGAACGAGAGGGCGGGTTAATTCGGGATGTTTTTCTCCGTTTGCAAAGGCTGCTCCTGCCGAAGTTCTTGAAGGATACGATCTGCTTCCTTTCTCGTCATCGTCATCACTGTGTCCTTCATTCCTGTCAAGAACATGGTAATGTTCAAGTATTGAAGTCTCTGAAATTCCACTTTTTTTTTACCAAGAGCGACGACACTTGTCAGTTCTTGGTCTGTATATTTCTTCCACAGAATGCGCCAATGTATCCAATGGAAAAGCCTTATTTTCCACCAGTTATTCAGGATTATAAGGGAAGCACATCGGGCTGTCACCTCATCGTCTTGTTTGCATGATATAAAGGTGTGCGTCAGCTTTCTTATCGTTCCCCGGTGAAGCCACTTTATTCCAATCTCCTTTTCGCGAAGAGATACATAGTCTGTGCTGTTTTCAAGCACTTCATCAAGTCTTTCCTGTTCTACCGAAGTAGGTTGAGTTATCGTTTTGTCGTTCATAATGTTTTGAGGTGTAAAAAGAAAAGGCGGCGGCATAAAGCTCACCGCCATTAATATTAGGTACCAGTACCAGCCTGTGTAACTTCTACTGCTGCTGCTTTGCTTGCGGTAGAAATGTTCACAATGGCAGTTCTGACAGATGCTCCATTATTTGCATCAACCTTGACCGTTACCACTTTGCCGCTTACGGAAGTCTTGCACCATGTTTCTGTTGATGAAGCAGATACTGGGCTTTCTTCTGTTGTAGCTGTAATGGTCTTCCCTGTATTATCAGCGCTGCTGACGAAAGACAGGGAAGTAGGAGCTACGGTCAGGAGGCTTTTTTTGTTAAGAACGCGATATTGTCGTCAGAAGCAGCAGTGGACGCTGCACCGTCTTCAATTTCAATCGTTCCACTAAGCGCAAATGCAAACGGAGTGGTGGATGCGTTCTCGAACAACGGGCGTGCGTAGATAGCCATTTTCTTAACCAATATACACTTCTCTCCGTCTTCGCTCAACAACGCAAAGCCTGCATTAATCTTCTTGCTGTTCAGAGTTACGGATATTCCGGAATACTCTTGTCCGTTTACGGAAGCAGTTGCTACCTTGTTGGCTTCTCCGAGGAAGAAGCTAACCAAATCCTCGCTTATACTCGGTACGGTAGCCGCAAATGTAATGTCACCTGCTGTACTTGTTACAGCCCAGTCCGCTTGAAGTCCATGCACCTTTGTACGGTTCAACGTGGGTTCTGCTTGGGACAGGTTCAGGGAATCCACAGTAACGGGCAAGTCAAAATCCGGCTCCACTGTTGCAAAGTCAGTAATACCACCCTTTACCAGCATGATAGAAGAAAGACCGCTAAACACTTCTTTCAACTCTTGTTTTGATTTCATTGCCATAATAAAAAGTTTTAATCGTTTATTTTATGTTTATTTTATCACAAGGTCAGCCCTTATCAATGTAGCGCTAAACCCTAATCCGTCATTACCTTTCAATGTCAGCTTTGGGTTAGAGACGGTGATAACACTGTCACTAATCGGGAACAAGGAAAGAACTTTCCCGACAAGGGCGTCCATTACATTTAAATCTTCAACGCCGCTTTTCTTTAATCTCACGTAGACCTCTACGGTGCAGTATGTTTGTACGTTTCCAAAACCGCATCCGTAAGTCGAGGAAGTCAATTGTCCTGGTAGTGATACTACTATGAAATTATCCATTTGCTTAGGAACGGCAGCGGGTCGGTCATTGGTAAACACGTTATCACTAACCGCAGTTGCTGCATTAAACAATGATTTAAGCGCGTCTTTGTATTTAAAATCCTGCTCGTATCCCATAACTTACATCGGTTTAAATGTCATCTTAGCTATGCTTTCTGCGTAATCGTATGTGTCGGAAAGCACATTCAGTCCTTTCTTGGATTCCAAATAGTTGGAATATTCAGTACCTGTGCACATTACCAACCCTATTACATCACGAGGAGACCTATAATTCTTGAGGAAATTTACAGATGTGGTTAATCCGTATTCTCCGTTGGTATCAATCAGGTTGTACTTTTTTATAGGTATAAGCTTTCCGTTTTCATAGCTTCTTACCATTATCACTCCAAGTCCATCCCCTCTGCTCAATTTAGGGCGGGTAGCGTTCTTTAATCCTTGTGTGACAACAGCGGTTATTATTCGGGAAAGCCCGCCTCTATAATAAATTCCGACAGCTAATGAAGTTAACGTATTTCCGGTTACATTATGGTATTGTGCTGATACTACTCCGTCATGCAGAAGCTTAATGGCGATCTCCGTTATCCTATCCAACATATAGTTGTCAATAACAGAATTAATATTCTTCTTCGCGTCCTCCAAGACTTTAGCATTATCTTCCATACCTTAATTTTTAGCCAGATTGAAATATAGCGTTGTCCCCATTTCCGTAGGATAGCAATCAGTTACAACACACGCTTCAAAGGTTCCGCCGTAGTCGGTAACGTCAACAAGGTCTCCCGCGATAATACCCTTCACAAGTCCGGGAATATCTATGGCGTAATCGCTTTTTATAACGTTGCTTTTCGTAAATGTTCTCAAAGAAGAGCTTCCATACTTGTTGCATTCTCCCTCATACAGAACTGTTTCCGATCCGTCTTCAAACGAGGTTTCCCCCGAAATACGATACACCTTGCATGTATGCGGAAAACGTGGATTGTTTACTTTCATAGAGGCCACCTTTTGTTCATGTTCATACCCAAGTTGACAATCTTAATAGACGATTTCTTAACATTCTCTCCATACAAAGCATATATGTCATTAGCCATTTGCCGTAAATTGCGCTTGTCATAAGCGGAGCTCTCTGTACCGCCTTCTTTATGTTTCCAAACACCATTGGCATCCTCTACACTTCCCGTTACACTCGGAGTGCTCGCGCACCACATATAGAGATCTGCCCGGCATAAGTCCTTGATACGCTTTTCGATTGTAGTTACATCAGAACCGGAGGTGATGCCTCTGTCAATCAATATCGTATTGATTGCGTTGTCTGTAACCTCGAAGCCGACACAGCCACGAAGGTATTCTTCAATGGTTGTGCCGGTAGTTGTATTTAGAGAATCTTTCATGGTTATTTACCCTTAACGTTCAAGTAGTAGAACCAACGAACCTTGTTAGGAACAACCAATCCGGTAACTTCCGATTTGATAGTCTGCGTCATGGTTTCGTCGTTAAATACTTGGCGAATCAGAGTACGGCCGCCGTCATACAATGCTGTACGTGCACCCGGAGTTTCCATGAAGATAGGACGTCCGCATTGTACGTCTCCCAAATCTTCGTTCGGGACATACGCCATAACTCCTTCCTCAAAGTTCTGCAAGGTCTTGTAGTTGATTTTCTGCGTATCCTTGTCGTAGCTTTCTACTACGGAGATAGAATCAATTACTCTGATTTCGGCACCGATACGAGCTTCGATAAACGCCTTGATTACTTCGTCAGGAACGAGATTTGCAAAAGCAAGCTGCATGTCTTTGTCGGAAATGTCCGGACGGTTGGCGACTGTGTACATCTGACGGAAATACGGCAGACTGATGATGTCGTCCCATGTGGTCTTGCTTACTTCCCAGTGTCCCTGTGGCGCAAAGTCTTTCTGTCGGCTGTCTCGGTTAACGTCACGCATCACCTTGATAGGATCAATTGTAGTACCTACGGCTGCTCCCTGTGTGACAACTCCGGTTGCGTCAACCTTCTTGTACCAATGAGAATCTTTAATGTTCTTCTTGGGGACACCAAAGTCTATTGATAAAGAGATGCCGAGGGGATTGTTGGCCGCATCAATAATCAGGTTTCCTTTTTTGGATACGACTTGGTTTCTCTGATAAAGGAACGTGTTATAGTTACCTCCAAGCAAGCTGTCTACTCCATTAAACAGAAGTTCCATGATTGTAGCCTCTATTTCCGGTGTAGAACTGCCGATAGCATCCATCAGCATCATCTTTTCACGCAAGATTTTACGGCTTAACGTAATCTCGTGCTTGAAAGTAGGCAGTCCGCCCATTTGCAATGAAAGGCCGTCGGTTGACTTGGTAGCACCGTCACTGTCAATATCTACGTAGGTAGCCAGCGTGTACGGGCGAATTGTTGCCTCAATCTGTTCGTAAGTAGGATTCAGAGGAATGTTAGGATTTAACGGGAAACCCATTTGGGCAAAAGTCTGTTCCGCGTTATACTTATCCGCAAACATGTCGTTAATCCATGCCTCCAACGGTTTGTTGCCGGTATATCCCATAGCAGCAAGCCCTCTTCCTACAATATCGTAAAATTCTTTGTTTCTTGTGTACATATTATCCCCCTTTCTTATTCATTGGATTCGCGCACAAACTCAATCATAGGTAATTGTGCTTCTACTGATTTAGGAATACCGCCACCCGCTACGCGGTCCGCGTATATTCTGCCTGCTCTTACTACGGCACATGTTGCAGAAATGCAACCTTCGGGGATGCAGACATCCTCAAATACAAGGCCGTTTACGTCACTTAAGTTTCCGCTTGCAGTTGCACCTTGCTTGGTAAGTTCCATTGTCCCTGTTACTCCGGTGCTTCCGGGGATAAACATGTAGGCCGGAACCATTGCAGCTGTCTTTTGCGTGAATGTCAGCACTGCGCCACTTCTTTTCACATCCCACTCTGTGAAAGTGGCCTTGCCGCCTTCAATCTTTGTGGCGACCAGTTCGGGGGTTGTTTCCGAAGCGCTTGTTACTGCGATTGAGTAGCTTTTGCTCCCCAATACAAAGGATAAATCTCCGTTGGCGGTAGCCTTGTTGGTGATAGTCAGCGTTACTACCGCTTTTACACCTGTCACTCCCTCCGCAGTAATCACCTCTACCTGTTTGCCAGGGCCGTTGAACTTAACCATTGTTCCAGCATGTATAATATCGCCAGGGTTTAATCCCATTCCGGCAACATCAATCATACCGCCTCCTTGATACAGTTCTCGAACTCTCGACCATACAGGAAAATTACCGCCAAATTCCGACCGGAATTGACCGATAGTGTTGAATGTTCCTAATTGTCTCATCTTTTTTGTCTGTTTTAAAATGTGTTATTTGGTTTTCGGGAGCTTGCCTCTTGATTTCATTAACTCCTTAAAGGCTTCTCTTCGGCTTTTTGCCTGCTCTTCTCCGGTTTCCGCAAACTGATTGATACTTGGGGATGCTCCGTCTCCGAAAATCGCCTTGTATCTTTTCTCATAGTTGCGTTTAGCACAGTTTACAATGTCCTCCACTTTCATTCCGTCTGTAATTTCCACATCGGAAATGGCAATGCCAAGGATCTCATCGTTGCAGATGTTTTTACCACCATTCTCGATTTGAGATTTCAACTGGCTTTTGGATTCGGCCTTTAACTCGTTGATTGACGCGGCTCTTTTCTCCGCTTCCTTTTCCCCTTTTAGCTGCAAAAGTTCTTCTTCCATTTTTTTCAATTTGGCGGCAAGCGTTCCCTCGTTTGGTTCGTCTTTTGCATCGTCCGGGATTGGTTGAGGTTTGTAGTTTTTCTTGAAATCCTCAACTTGTGTTGCTACATCATGGTTGTACTGTCCCTGTAACCCTTGCAGAAATCCGGTAGCCTTGTTGAAGTAAGTATCGTCAGGTTCACTTCCTTCCTCTAACGGGTTAAGGTCTATGTACTTCATTAATGTTTGTGACGAAAGGCTGGTTTGTCCAAGTCTTGTCGTTAATTCGGATAAGATTTGTTCTTTCTCCATCGTGTTTTATTTAGTTGTGTTATAAAAAAAAGAGCCTATCAACGCTTTGTGCGTCAATAAGCTCTTTGGCTTGCATATCTAATATTACTATTATTCCTTCGTCAGTCTAACTCTCATAAATTTACGGCATCTCCTGCATATAATCCTAATGGAAGAACTTCCGCAAACTTCCTCAACGTCCATTATTTTCTGTTTACACACCGGACATATTGCGAAGTTTCCTTTTCTATCAGGTAACTCTTCATCGAGTTGGACATCAATTTTTATCATATCACATGATTTAATAATGCAAATATATCACCTATTTTCTATAAAAACAACATTATAGATATATTTTTATGGGTAAAATTTAGAAAATAGATGAAAAATCGTATATTTGCACTATATATTACTCATAGAGCTGTGAATCAAGCCGGAGTATGCAAAATCATATTGCATGCGACGGCTTATTTTTTTTATGGAATACGACGGAATTGTACATACAAAAAATGGAGAGGGCGTATTTACTTATGCGCACATAGAAAAGCTGCGTGAATATGGAAATCCGCTTAATATAATCGCCCAAAAAGGATGTCAAGAAAAGTTCCTTGCGTCTCCGGCAGATATTACTATATTTGGAGGAAACCGTGGCGGCGGAAAAGCGCTGATATTCAATGAATTAGTGTGTACTCCGTTCGGATTTAGAAAAATCCAAGACATTAAAGCCGGCGACATAATCACTGGCCTTGACGGAGGAATGCAAAGGGTTGTTTACAATTCCTATCAGGGATTTAAAGAGTGCGTAAGGCTTAAATTCGTTGACGGTTCTTATGCTGACTGTTGCATAGATCACTTATGGAATATCAAGCAATCTAACCATTGTTCAAAGAAAAGGGCTTTATATAACCTCCCCTTAGAGGATGAATGGCGGGTGTGGACTACTCAAATGATTATAGACCACATGGAAAAGCAGAAGGGAAAGAAGCAGCCGCGCCATTTATCTGTTCCGTTGTGCAAGCCAGTTCGATTCACCAAAGGGAAATACTTCAAGCCTAAATTCAGTCCGTATCTGATTGGTGCGCTCATCGGGGACGGATGTATTGCCGATAGTGTAATCTGTAAAAACTGCTGTTATTTATTTAATCCTGACGAGGAAGTCATTGGCGAGTTCAAGAAATCAGTAGGGTATTCTTCTTGCGAGTTTGAGAAAGGCTGCTACCGCATGCGCATCAACGACAAAGAGCTTATCGCAGAGATTCAGAAATTGAATATAACAGGGCGTGCGGCAGATAAACACGTTCCTGACATGTATTTATATGGGACGCTGGAGGAAAGATGGGCGCTTGTTCAGGGCTTAATGGATACCGACGGAACTATTGATGAAAGAGGGCACCTGTCTTATACTACAATAAGCAAACAGCTTGCGGAAGATGTAAAATTCCTTATCAACAGTTTGGGAGGATTGGCGACGATTGGCAGAGGCACCGCGGGGTATAGAAATAGCAATGGAGAATTTATACAATGTAATGACGCATACACTCTTTATATAAGAATCCCGGATGCCGAAAGGATGTTTCGCGTAAAAAGGAAAAAAGAAAGATGCAAACCTTATAATGGCGGGATAAGCATCAATGCGAGAAGAATTATAGGCTACGAGATGATAGGGAAGAAGGAGTGTTGCTGTATTGCAGTGACCAATCCGGACAGTTTGTTTCTAACAAGGGATTTTATTGTCACCCATAATTCTTGGGCCTTGCTAATGGAGGTCTTGAAAGATATAAATAACCCGAATTTTGCTTCTGTAATCCTGAGAAACGAAAAAGAGGACTTGAGTAATATAGTAAACAAGTCTTATGAGCTTTTTTCTCAATACGGAAAGTATAACCGCTCTATCTCGGATATGACTTGGAACTTCTATAACGGAGGTTTTTTAAAGTTTTCCTATTATGCGGATTCTTACGAAGACTTCGTAAAGCGTTTTCAGGGAAAAGAGTTTGCCTTTATCGGTATAGACGAAATCACTCACTCTGATTATCTGAAGTTCAAATACCTTATCACCAACAACCGTAATGCCTACGGTATAAGAAACCGTTTTTATGGCACATGTAACCCTGATCCGGATAGCTGGGTACGTAAATTCATAGACTGGTGGATTGATGAAAACGGTAACCCTATTCCGGAGCGAGACGGGGTAATACGCTATTGCTTCATGGACGGCGACCGACCGGAAGATATTTACTGGGGGGATTCCGTAGACGAAGTTTATAACCAATGCAGGCATATCATAGATCCGTTGCTTACGCCGGGTCTTATCAGTAAGGGTTACGACAAGTCGGCATTCGTGAAGACAGTCACATTCATAAAGGGAAAGCTTGAAGAGAACGTTGCTCTTATATCTTCCGACCCTAATTATTTAGCCAACCTCGCCCAGCAGGATGAAGAATCTCGTGCAAGGGACTTGGAGGGGAACTGGAACTTTAAAGCTGCCGGGGATGATATTATCAAGATGGAACACATGGAGCGCTTCTTTAAAAATACCGCCCAATACGGAGACGAGAAGCGCAGGGTATCATGCGATATTGCATACGAGGGAGGAGACAACCTTGTCTTGTGGCTGTGGATCGGGAACCATATCGAAGATGTATATGTGAGTAGGGATAATTCCAAGCGGACGGAAGAGTGTGTTGCCTATAAACTTAGAGAGTGGGGCGTGCTGGAAAAGGATTTTGTTTTTGACTTAAACGGTCCCGGTCAGGATTTTAAAGGAAAATTCCCCGATGCGGTCAGGTTTAATAATATGGCTGCTCCAATACCCGCGACAAAAGCGGATGAGAAATCAATCAAGTATGTGTACTCCTCTTTAAAATCACAGTGTGCGGATATTCTTGTAAAAAAGATAAAGAACGAGGAGATATCCATAAATCCCGATTTGTTATCGCGCAAATTTTCCGGAAACGGATATTCCGGAGTAACCCTTTATAATATTCTTATGAAAGAGAGAAAGGCCATTCGGGACGCGGAAACAGACAAAGGGTTTGCCTTAATTAAAAAGGAGACTATGAAAAAATACGTAGGGCACTCTCCTGACTTTATAGAAGCGATGATTTACAGACAAATTTTTGATATAAAAAAACATAACACAAAACCAAAAGGATTATGGAGATTATAAACACACGCCAGATTATGGTACGTCGTCCGTTCCGGAGGATATTGCCAAATGGCTATAAAGCCGCTGCCGGGGTTATTTCAGGAAACACCCTCATCAATGAACCGTCTGATAATCCTACGTATCAGATAATAACTCAAATGGACTTCATGCGTGAGTTTGAGCCTTCGGGACATGCGATTAATGACCCGCTGGTATATCCTGACAGGTTAAGGCAGGACCCGGAGACGAAGCAATGGTTCAGGGAGTATGTTATCAGATGCGCTTTTGCTTTTCAAAGAATAATAACGGTCAAGCATCTTGTCCACCTTTGCGGGAATGATATTCAGTTTGAAATGGAAGGCGATACCGAGAATGAGAAAGTGAAAGATACCTTCTTTAAATTTAGAACGGGATGGGCCGTAAAAGACATGGAAATCGCATGGTATGAGGCCGCTAAGTCTGTAAAGATAACCGGAGATACGGCATTTGTAGGATATCTTAGAAAAGGAAAATTCTATTGGAAAGTCCTTTCTTTTGAAAAAGGTGATGTTTTGTATCCTCATTTTGATAATGTTACAGGAGAACTATCCTTGTTTGCCCGTTCTTATTCCGATTACGACAGCAGCGGGAATATTGTGACCGACTGGCTGGAGGTGTGGGATGAAAAGTATCTCCGTCGCTTTAAAAAAGGGGGAAAGGGATACAGTAAAATCAAACAAGTAATAAAAAACTTATTTGGATTGGACGGTTATGAACTCGTCTCCCAGCAAGAGCATGGGTTTACGTTTATCCCTGTGGCTTACCATAGATGCGATGCCGGAGCTTGTTGGTCTCCCTCGCAAGACAGTATAGAGCAATACGAACTCGCTTTCTCCCAGCTATCTCAAAACAATACAGCCTATGCGTTCCCGATTATGTATTTCAAGGGAGAAAATATAAATATAGATGGGGGTGTTGACGGAACTGTAAAATGTATCACAATGGGGCCGGACGATGAAGCCGGATACCTTAATAAACAGGATGTATCTACGGCTTTCGAGAAGCAACTCGATACTCTTTACAAGCTGATATATGAACAGTCGTTTGCGGTAATTCCTCCGGAGGTAAGAAGCGGCGATCTTCCGGGCGTGGCTATAAAGCTTCTTTATTCACCGGCATTTGAGAATGCGATGAAGGATGCGCAAGAATATAACCGCCTTGTGGACGACATGGTGAAGATTTTCACCTATGGATACGGAGTGGAAACGGAAAATCTTATAGACCTGCAAAACTTGAGTGTATATGCTTGGATAAAACCCTATATTCATTTGAATGAATCGGAGCTTGTGCAGAATCTTGCCACTTGTGTGCAAAACGGATTTTTATCACGTCAAACCGCAAATGAGCAGATTCAAATGTATAGCAATCCCCGCGACTGGGACAGGATAATGAGAGAGAAAAAGGAAGAGCAGCAGGCTGATATCCTTTATCAACTCAAAACCACGCAACCTACTCCTGAAGAAGAGGAACCCGAACACAACCCGGCTGGAGATGATAAGCAATGAAACAGCCCACGCAACAACAGATACAGGAAGCCAAAGATTTTATAAGGCAGCGGCTAAAGGCTGAATTATCCATGCAGAAGCATTTGGATGATCTTCTCTTGCAAGCCGCAAACGAGATCGTGGATATATCTTTGAAGTATAAGATAAAACCGTCCATGTTCCGCTTTTCCGCAAATGAAAAACTCGAAAGGGAGGTAGGTGTTGTTATCGGAAAGTTGCGAGAGGCGATTTACGACTATACCGAAACGCTTTCCGTTTATGACAGGAAAGAAGAAAGGGAGGCTATCATTGCTTTTATAAATAGGGAAGATCATGGAAAGACGCTTTCGGAGCGTATTGATATTTATTGCAACCGCTTTAAGTATGAGATAGAGGCTGCTGTCGCCGCCGGGCTTATTGCCGGGCTAAGCCGAAACAAAATAAAGGACAGCATAAAGGAAAATATTAAATCTCCGTATGATAGCTCCTATTTCAAAAAGGCCGTAGAATCCGGGGTATCCGCAGCAACCCGCATTAATACAAATGGAATAAGTTATGGAGTAGGGAAGTCCAACTCTTCTTATAACTCACTGAATACCCTTACCCGGTATGCTATCGGGTCCGCATGGATGTGGTTTAATGGAGTTCAGAAACAAAAAGAAGGAGCTATCGGTTTTTATTCATATAGAGGGAGCAGCTACCCATGCTCTTATTGTGATAGTATGGTCGGGTATCATCCTATATCCGACTATCAGCGCCAGTGGCATATAAGGTGCTGTTGTTATTTTGTATTTGTATAATTAAAAGTTACAATAATATGTTGAGAGGTAAAGAGGAAAAAATTACATTCAGCAAAGGACTTGGTACCGAATGTAGGAAGCTTGGGATCAGCGCAAAAGAAAAGGCTTTTGCAGACCTTTTAGCGCTGGGATGGAAAGATAAGGACGCCTATCTCATCTCCGGCCTTTATAACCCTGTGTATAATTTAGAGATGAATAAGAAGAATATGAATGCCCTCCTTTCCCAGGATAAGGACTTCATGGATTATCTCACCTTTATAAACAAGCGTGTAAATCGTAGACAGAAAGAGAGCGAGAAAGAGGAAGAGTTTTTGGTTGAAGGTGTTAGTGATGAAGATATTGCTTCTGAGCTTTCAAAGGAAAACCAGCTTCGTAAGCTTATCGCCGCCCGTAAAAAGTACGATGGCAAAGAGGGATGCAAAGAATGGATAGACCTCACTAAAATGATTGCAGACATCACGCAGATTAAGAAAGACGAGATAAAAGAAGAAGATACTACCACTCATTTTTATCTTCCAATTTCATGCAATAATTGCTCCTTGTACCTTGCCGCTAAAAAGAAAGCCGGGAAATGACACCCGGCTACTTCTTCCTTATACATAGGTTTGTGTTCAGTTTTTGTCTTTATCAGACGCTTCCTCCATTTCCTTTTTCATCTCATACATCTGCCTTTCCTCCTCAATAATCTTGGCGTCCTCCTCGTCAGAAATCGGCTTGGCGTCCGCGCGGTCAAGGGCATCCCAGACTGCCTTTAGCACATCCACCTGCAACTTCGCGTCAATACAATTCCCCACATACTGGGTGTTTCGCAGCATTAGCATAGGCAGATTATCAACCCTGTCTTCTATCGGAACGCTATCCAATAGTACAAACATTATGCTTCCCGCGCTGTACTCAATGGAGAAATCACCGCATACCGTTGATGCCTTGATAAAAGGAATGCCGTCTTTCTTATACTTGAGAATAGTTATATTCCCGACTTGTGTCTTTCCGAAATCCATAATCTTTTTGTGTTATATTTATTATTGCAAATCTATTCTTCAACAAAATCATCACTCAGGAAATCATCATCCGAATATTCCCAGCCCTCAAACAGGTTCGTTTTCGCTTCTTCGGCAATGTTGGGTACATGTCTCATAAAATTGTTCGCGATGTCCTCGTTCCCACACCACAGATTATAAGAGTTGTTGTATCCCTTTTCCCTCACGTATCCGAGAGAAAGCATGTCGATACCCAGCTTTCTTTGCGACATAGGGACGATCCCGTTCTTCTTGCAGAATCGTTCATAGTTCTTGTATATCTCCGATGATGTGAAATTGATAACGCCGCTTCCTTCAAATTCTTCGGGCTGGCACTCCTTGTATTTGAGGTATTCCGATATACTTCCGTCCACAAGCTTTCCGTCCCGTCCTATGACCGTAGAGCGTATCCTCTCCAGCTTCATATCTATCTTTCCTCCGAGATTCTCCGGCATCCTCCAGTTGTTTTTCTTTAGCTCGCAAAGACCTTTGACTATCCAAGCCATTATGCCGGCATGTTCCGATTTGAGCCTTTCCGCGAGCATGGTATCCCTTTTCTCTACGGGGATAGTCTTGTCGAAATTAAGTACGAGCGCCCGTCTCTGCATACTCTCATCATCCGGGTCCTCCCGGTTAAGAAAGTCCTTTGGCTGCCAACGGTAGTTAGAGTTACACAGCATGATAGGCGGTCTTTGCATCATCGTTATATTGCCGCCTATTCCCCGGCAGGCAATAGGTTCCCCGCTGGAGATAGCCTTTATGATGCTCATATCCTTAAAATCCCCTCGGTTACTCTCCGTACAGTACATAAGCCTCTTCCCGGACATGGAATACGCAGCACGAAGCTGTTCATCACCTCTGCTGGCAAACTGGCTCATCTTGATATTAAGTATCTCGTCCTCTCCGAACATATCCTTAAGCACCCGGTAGATAACACTCTTCCCGTTTGCTCCCGTACCTTGCAATATCAGGAAATACTCAAAGCTTATATTACGTCTGTTGACAAGACAGGCTCCAAGAAACATCTGTAATATTCTCCGCTTGTGCTTCTCAGGAAGAACACCGTCCATATCATCCGTAGGCATCCAGTTCTCTCCGAGGAAACTTCTCCATATAGGACAGTTGAATATCTCCTTGCGGTCATACTTGAACGGATACATCTTCACACAATCAAAGCGGGGAGAGTGGGGATAGGTCTTTAACCGGTTCATGTCAACGACACAGTTAGTGAAGCACATAATACTAAGGTCGGGACGAAGCTCATGGTCCCGGATAACATTGATTATACGGTTCATATAGGCATACATGGCCTTATTGGTACGGTCACGAGCTGCAACACCCATCTTCTCAAGCCACCTGTCTACGGCATCATACAGGACATTGTAATCCATGAACTCATAAATCTTACCTGTAAAAACATACAAGGAGCTATAATGAGAGGTGTTATCCCTCGTCAAGACACCATAACCCTCCCTGAATAACTCCTCAAGACGTCTGCCGTATCTGTCTGTGCGCTCAGGATTGCTTGTAACCAAAGATATATCCCTGAACGTAGCCGCATATTCATCGCAATGTTCGGATAATAATCCAAGTACGTAATCCTTTAAATCCTTCCTATCCATATTTATTATATAACGTTTTTATAAGCATACCATAAAGAACATAACGGAACTGGGATTAGGTCTCATTCTTAAAAATAACATCTTCTCTTCTCTCTTTTGAGGGTTAAAAATATATATATATGTTCTTTATCATCATTATGCAAATATACAACTACTTGATAATAAAACAAGTAATTTTCTAAAAAAATAGGGGTAAAATTTAGAAAATAGGTGATTTTTTAGAGAATAACGGGAGTTATTGAAAAAATACGGCTTTTTTGGAGGGTAAAACATCGTTACAAATGTGGGAAATTGGACGAAAAATGGGGGAAAATAAAAATTTTTAGGGGTGGTGATTACATCCGATATTCTTACATATAATAGGGGTGGGGTGGGGTGCTTTCTACGTGGGTATGCATGGTGTGTTATTGATTATCAATATGTTATAGTTTATATTATTGCTATAATATAAAGTTGTAATATCATTACAAAAGAGGATAATTTCCCGAATATCACAAAAGCTCCAAAATGGACGTAATTCATTGATTGTCAACCAAATACCCCAATCTCCTTAACCTGCAACTACAACATAACCATATAATCACCTATTAATCAATCAGTTATGCATATATTTCAAATCTCCCTATACCCCCGTATCCCTGTTATAAATAATATCTATAAATTAATTATCAGCAATAGATAAAATCTATTATAAGGCTATGCTTGTTGATCCAGTTATTATATACTTATACGTTCGTATGCTATAATGTCCCTATATACCCTATTATTTAGTATTATATACTTACATTTGTATATGTGTATTATTATGTTTGTATATTGCTGTAAATCAGTGTATTATAACGTTATATTTAATGCTATAAAACATACTTATTTTATTGAAATATTTTGCTATTTTCTTTGCCGTTCCAAATATAATTCGTATATTTGTAATGTAAGAAAGAGGTAAACATAAAGCCTTTAATCTTACAAGCGTTGTTTATATGATGAGATATAAAAGAACCTGCTAACACTGGTAATGCTAACAGGTTCAAGGAAGGGAATAACTTAGATAAGTACCCCCCCCACCAGGAAAGGCAAAGGTACTTATCTTGGTTTAAACTTCCAAATTATCCGCTTATAAAATTTAGACGCTGTAATAAAGTTGAATTATAAACATTTAAATATTACAGTTATGAAGACATTAGAAAGTATCTTTTCAGAGATTAAAGAAGCTGGTGTAATCACTAAGAGACAAATACAGTTGCTGAAAAGCCGTTCCAACAGACAACAAAAGGATGTTATAGATTACGCCTGGTTAGAAAGTATCGGAGATGGTTACGGTATTCCGTTGACGGAGGAACAAGGCATACAGGGGTTGAACTGGTTAAAGAAGTTCATCAAGAAGAACGGAGAAAGTAACGTTTTTGGATATAGAGAGCTTAATATAATTAATAGTGCTTCTCCTTGTGATTTTGTTTTCAAAGGGTTTTACGATGCCGGTAACGGCTGGGTTAGAATTTTTCTCCCTATCTACCAGCTTAACGGAATGGAATATATTCCCATGAAAGAACCTTATATCATAGGATAATAATAGGGATAACAAGTACCACTCTATCAAAACCATTTATTCACACTAAAAAAACAATGTTATGAAGACAAATATACTTTCTTATACAGCATCGAAAAACTACGTAGAAAACGGAACTACTTACAGAATTGACGTGAAAATACAACTTACAGACGAATGCAAGAACGGCGTATGCCATTGGAGTATAACGGCGGACATATACGGAAAGAGGCAAAACGGGCGTTTCGTTTGGTGCTCTGGCGGTTGCTGCCACAATGAGATATCAAAGCATTTCCCGGAATTTTCAAAGTTCGTAGCCCTTCATTTGTCCGACTGTTACGGCGCGCCTCTTTATGCGGTTGAAAACGGTTACTATCACATGAAGAACAGCAGCAAAGAAACCGTTATAGATTATTTGCGTATCACAGAAACGGAATATAATTTGCTTTGTCAGTCAGAAGATAAACAATACTTTAAATACCTTCTTTATTCAATGGGAATCGTTAACCGCTGGAATGAAGAATCAAAAGCAGCTATTAAGGATCTGGAAGCGTTAACGGGTAATGAGTGGGTAAACCCTTACGAATACGACAAGGAGCGCAAACACATAGAGGCTTTCACAGATGAAGAAGCCGCCGAATTTAACGAAAGAATAGAATCAAGTTATTATACACCTGAAGCAATACAGGCGCGCAAGAAAGCAGAATCACGCAGGGCATACGAGGTTAAACGCGCGGAAATTATTTCAGACTATGAAAAGAAGGTTTCAAGGCTGGAAGAAGAAAAAACGGTTAAACTCTATATTCTTGATTCTGGGCTATCAATTGACAACGTAATATATTACGCAGATAGGAAAGAAGTTGTTTTCAATTGGTTGGAATATGAAGATAAGATAGGCCAAGAATTTTTTATAGACTTCTTAAATAATGTTGACTATTCCAAATTACCGGAGGGTATAACGTTTAAAATGAAATAGTATGTTCTGCGTTATGTTGCTATTGTTCGGTGCTGTATTGTTCATCAGCGGCACCGATATTACAGAGATAAGAAAATACAAGGATCAATCAGATAAATTTTAAGGTTATGAAAAAGTTAATATATACACTGTTACTTATTTTGACAAGCGCCGTTTGTTTCTCCAATGGGAATAATATACATACTATCTACTCGTTTGCTAAGACACAAAGCGATACTATTTTCATGGTAAGCGTGAAGGGTGATAAGGTGACTAAGATTAACGGATATAAAAACCCGGATCACCTCTCTAAATTAAATAAGGCTTTAGCCGAAAACAGTACTAAGGTTTTGAAGCTTTCAAAGTAATAACAAAAAAAAGATAGGTAATTATGGTAATAAAGTATTTTAGATGCAACAGAATAATAGTATGCTACATACGGAAAAACGGTGCAAAATATAATGTTTGCACCGGGAAACCGTCCGATTCGGAGTGCATTTCATGGAGTTATGAAAATCTGGATGACGCGATAGTAACCGCTACGGAGTTTTTTAACAATTACACTAATATAAAATGCTGAATTCAACTTGCAAATGCAACAGAATTCTGATTAATAATTTGTTTAAATTT